TTAGTTTTTCTCTTGATTAATGTCGTTATATTTTTGATGAAGATGTCGCTCGAAATCAGTCATAGTACCATCATCTCTAAAACTGTCAAGTCCATCCTCTGATAGACCTATTCCTTCCAAGTTTGCAAAATAAGAAAATGGATCAGAATCTCCGACCATTGATTCACAGTACGAAAGCGTATCTGATAAATCATTACCTAAAGCATCTTGGGTGAAATACTTGCTAATGACACGCAAAATCGAAACCACTAATTCTTGTCGGAACATCACACGGCTTGTTGGTGGGAGTGTTTGGAACATCTCCATGCTTATGTCGTTCATGGTTAGAATGTTTTCAAAATATGATGTATAACCAATTTCACTTTTTGCTTTTAATAGATAGGGATACTTTTCTGGGTTCAAGAACGAGTTGAAAAGTACACGCAAATAAGCATCTTCAATTTCATCAGATTTTCTGTGATATACCCCCGACAGATAGTCGGGATGAACGTCAAGGTACTTTGCAATTCTATCCAGCAAATCTGGAGGCATTTCACCATTATCCAAACAACGACGAATGGTTTTTTCTGTGCGTTGAATTTTCTCATAAGCTTCCCCGAGTTTGCGGATACTGCTATTTTTAAGTTTTAGCACTTCGATAAAATGTTCTTTATTAACTGGACTTTTCTGTATTGTTTTATCTGCCATTTCTGCTCCTTTCAAATTTGCGGACATATTAAATAAAATCGTCTTATTATATACTATTTATAATGCGGACGTCGATATATATAAAAAAATCATAATATAAGCTATTTTCAATTATGCTGCTTTTGAAACTGCGGACATTTTGTACAAAAATGCCTCGAGGTAAATCATTGACAATGCGGACATTGATATATACAATAATCATACCAGATGCGAAAATTAATGTCCATAACTAATCAATAATATTAAAAGGAGGAGTAAAAATATGGCGTGGAGTTACGCAGAATTATCAAAATTAGCAAAGGCTAACGGAGGTCCCGAAAAACTTGTTGAACTTCTGATCAAGTACGGCGAGAAAAAGGCCATTCCTAGGATTGGGGTTGCATTTGTCGGAGGTATTGCAGTTACAGTTGGTGTTCAAGAAATAATCAAATATTTTTCCTACCAAAAAGACATCTCAAGTCCAGAGGTTGAATCAGCTAAAAAAGTAATTATACAGGGTATTAAAGAGTATGATGCTACTCAAGCCGCTATCGAAAATAAGACATCACTAGATTCCGATGTTGAGACCGATGAGGATACTGAAATTAACGGAGCAGTAGGTGATTAGGAAAAGATGAAAGGAGAATAGTAAATGAAAAAGGATGTAGATTATGATGAGAACGTCAATTATGATAGCCTTGAGCAACATACTTATGATGATGCAGAGGGGTATGTTTTTTACTCTTGCCCTATTTGCGGTGGTGAGTATCTTGCAACATTCATAACCGAAGAGTACGGTCAAACAATGTGTATAGACTGTTGGAATGAAAGATATGGCGGTTAATAGTAGAAACAAGCCAGAGTAATTTGTGTAGCACAATTATACGAAAGTATTAGCAATCAAAACTATCTATATAACTAAACGGATACCTGTAATCTAGGCATCCGTTTTAGCTTTAGTGGTAAATTATGCCTGAATTTCTGTACCATTCTTAAAGGTGAACCTTATATCCTCTTTATCATAAACAGTAGCGTAGTCTACAAGGCTGCACCACAGCTTTTCGTCAAATTCAGTAACCAGCTTGTCTTGTATTCTGAGGGTATCCAAGAAGGCATTCATAGTACTGAGCCTTGTCTGCTTGTCATTGATTGCTTCAGTAACTTCTGCATGTCGTGCCTTTGCAAGTTCAAAGCGGTCAACTAATGTGTTGTATCTTGCTTGATATTCTTCTTGGTCAAGGGCGAAGTGGGCATTCTCACCGATGGCCTTCTGTATCATTTCAGCTACAACCTCAATTTCACTTTGCAGATCAATCTGCTCTTCTTCTAAGTCAGTGGTGTTAAAGACCGTAGCCTTTATAAGTTCAAAGTTTCCAAGGATTTCTTCTCTATCGGTGAGTAGCTTATTGACTGCTGAAGTAAAGAGTGCCTTAATTGATTCTTCATCAAGGTGTGGTGTTTTGCAGTTATTATCGTCATTATATTTGTGGTTACATTGGTAAATTGTGCGGCGATATTTATCTGTGGAATGCCATACCTTTGAGCCGTACCAGGAGCCACATTCCGAGCACTTTATCCTGCTTGAAAATATGCTGACCCCACTTCGGCGGTTAGGACCAGGGGTGCGATTCTCCAGCTCTATCTGTACCATATCAAATACTGCAGGGTCGATGATTGCCTCGTGGTTGTTTTTCACATAGTATTGAGGGATTTCTCCTTCATTAAGTTTCTTTTTCTTTGTGAGAAAATCCACTGTATAGCTCTTTTGTAATAGGGCGTCACCTTTATATTTCTCGTTTTCAAGCATTCGTCGGACTGTTGCAGCATTCCATTTTGGCTTTTTGCCAGGTGAGAGGATACCTTCAGCTGTAAGTGTTTTAGCAATTTTATGAGGTGAATACCCCTGAAGGAAGAGGCCAAATATCCTTCTAACAGTGACTGCTTCTTTTTCGTTTAGTACCAGGTTTCCATCCTCCCCACGGTCGTAGCCGAGGAAGTGTTTAAATGGAACACAAACCTTGCCATCTGCAAATCTTTTTCTTTGACCCCAAGTTACGTTTTCTGAAATGCTGCGACTTTCCTCCTGAGCCAGGGAGGACATGATGGTAATCAATAACTCTCCCTTGGAATCTAAGGTCCATATATTCTCTTTTTCAAAGTAGATCTCAATACCTTTTTCCTTTAGCTGACGGACTGTTGTAAGGCTGTCTACCGTATTGCGGGCAAATCTGCTGACCGACTTGGTGACAATAAGGTCAATCTTTCCTGCGAGGGCATCGGCAATCATCTGTTTGAAACCTTCACGTTTCTTGGTGTTTGTAGCAGTGATGCCTTCATCAGTATATACATCAACAAACTCCCAATCTTCACGGCTTTTTATATAGTTGGTATAATAATCAACCTGTGCTTCATAGCTTGTCAGCTGTTCCTCACTGTCAGTAGAAACACGGGCATAACCTGCTGTTCGCCGTTTCCTTTGCTCATTTATTGGAGCAGCAGTATAACGGCTTAAGGTAGCAGGTATTGTTGTTACATTTCTAGCTGTTCTGCTGCTCATGTTTTTTCCTCCAGACTTCTTTCATTTTTTCACTTTGCTTTCTTTTACGTTCTTCGGTAAACTTTGCAGTTCTACGCTTCTTAACCCAAGGTTTTGTAACTACCGTGCCATCAATCAGATGAAAGGTAATCTCAGTATCTGAGATTATGTTAAGGTACTCGATTCTTTCTGAGAATAAACTTTCATCAAACTCTGCTATACCAAGGACCTCAGAAGAGAGGGTATTTATAACTTCTTCTGGAACTGACACTGCATCACATACTTTCCAACCTGAGCCGCATCGCCAATGATGACATTTTTCTCCATTAGCATAGTTACTTACTGCTCGTCTAAAATTTGCACCACATTTTGGACACCGTATTTTGCCTGTGAAGCAGTTTTGTGTATATGCTCTTGCAGCAATACCTTTCTTTCGTTCGCCCCATTCCTTACGGCGTTCTTCTGACCAGCAATCATTCCTTGCGGTGGACTTCCACTTCTGATGGACTATTTGTCCGTCATAAAAACGGAAAATGAGTTCATCAACGCCCTTTACTATAATTTTTTCAACTTCATTCGAGAACACATCTTCATCAAATTCATCTAAGTTAAGAACCTCTGCACAAACCTTTTGAAGCATTTTTTCTGGAACAATTTTAGCATTGCATTCAGATGCACCTTTGCGGTCTTTGGTTTGGCAAGTCCAAACATAGTAAACATCACTTGAACCCTTGCTTTGCCGTTTACCGCTACGTCTGTAGCTGACTCCACAGTTTCCGCATTTTATCTTGCTAGTAAAGCAGGTAGTATTAATAGACTTGTTTGCAAAAACACCTAACTCTCTGCGTCGTGCAACCTCAACTTGAACTTTATCAAAGGTATCTTGGTCGATAATGGCTGGGTGGGTGTTCTCTGCATAGTACATCGGAAGTTCACCCTTATTGATTTTTGTTTTGTGGCTTATGTGGTTCTCAACATAAGTCTTTTGAAGAAGGATGTTTCCTGTATAGCGTTCCTGCCGTAGTATGGCTCTTATAGAGGTATTTGAAAAACGCCCACCAGTGTAGGATTTTATTCCCATTTTATCAAGCTGTTTCTCAGTCTGTTCTGCTGAGAAACCCTTGAGATAATTATCGTATATGAGCCTTATAACTTCAGCTTCCTCTGGCACTATGTTGAACTGCTCACCATCCCAACGATAACCGTAAATGTTGAAGGAATTTGTTTTTCCTTGTTCAAAGCCTTTGCGAATAGCCCATTTTACATTCTCACTGGTGGAGCGACTTTCTTCTTGGGCGAAGGATGCAAGGAGGGTCAACATGAGTTCGCCATCCTCACTCATGGAATTGATGCCTTCTTTCTCGAAACGAACCTCAATGCCAAGCTCTTTAAGATGCCTAACTGTTTCAAGTAAATCAACTGTGTTACGAGCAAACCGAGAGATGGATTTTGTAAGAATGATGTCAATTTTACCTTTCTTGCAATCTTCAAGCATTCTTCTAAACTCAGCACGATTATCGTTTGTGCCGGTAATGCCCTCGTCTGCATAAACTCCTGCGTATATCCACTCTGGATTCTTTTGAATGAAAGTGCTGTAGAAGCTAATCTGTGCTGACATGGAATGAAGGGTGCGGCCTTTTTCTTCTGAAACTCTTGCATAGGCGGCTACCTTTTTTCTCTGTGGCAATTGTGGCAGTTTGGCTTCTAATTTGCTGACTTTTCGCATATAATCACTTCCTTTCTGATACCATATATCACTCTAAAAGCCTGTAAAGTCAAGGAAGTGTGGCTAATAAAGTACCGAATATTGGCTTATATTTCTCTAACATTTTAGATTCAATTATGGAGTATTCCTCTGATGTGATGAGTTCTTCTTTCAGCATCGACTTTGCAATTGTCATAGTTACTTGGTATAGTTTTTCATCATTGAACATTTCTTCACTCATGGTTTTTACCTCCAAAACGGTAGGCAATATAGCAGGAGTGAGAACAGTATTTTCTTTTGGAGTTGCCGTAGGCTGTGAATGTCTTATTACAGTGAGGACAAAGGTAGGAGTAGATAGCTTTTTTATTTACCATCTCAGGATGAGTATTCCACCAGGTCTGTCTGCATTCTTTTCTACAAAATAAAATGGTCTTTTGATTTGGCTTTTGTATTAGGTCTTTGCCACATTGTTTACAAAAGGTCTTTTTATCAGCAGAAGGGGAGAGGGTAGCTGCCATCACACCTGCTAGGTTGTTTTTTCTACAATAGGATTTAACCGTATCTACAGAAAGGCTAAGGGCCTGTGCAATTTTCTTATAGCCATATCCTGAAAGACGCAGTTCCTTAATTTTCAATCTTTGTGTATCAGTCATTTTCAGTTCCTCCAATATTACATAATTAGGGGAAAAAGAAAAACCCCTCACTATCTAAAGGACAGTGAGGGGTAAAATCCGTAGTAAATTATTCAATTTTGATATAGGCATCTTTAAATCCTGCAGCTTTAACTTTAACTAACATTGCTTCAGCATTTTCCTTTTTAGAATATGCACCCATCTGAACCCTGTATAGTTTTTTAGAAGAGGATAGAAGGGTAGGGGAGAGAGCAGCTTTTACATCCTCCCTAAGAGTATCCATATTCTTACCGTGCTTTGGAAACCAATGCATTACATCTGAATGGTTGCTGGCAATTCCTAGCTTGTGACCTTCACTATGGCAGATGATATCTTTTTCAGTAAGACTATATAGTTTACAAAGATAAACACAAAGGTCGACGGATTCTTTATAAACGGCATTAAAATACGAGGCATCAGTCAAGCTGCCCTCGCAAATTTCAAATCCTATATGTGAATCATTTGCTGAACCACCAGAGTGCCATCCTCGATGATTCCAAGGTAATGTTTGATAGGTGGCTATGGAACCATCTGCTAGTTTGCCAATGAATGCATGAGGACATACTTGTCTGCCATCAGGTTTATCCTGATTCCAATGATTGTTATGTTGGTTTTTTCCAAGATACCCGTCATCTGGTCCAACATATCTTTTAAGCCATGGGTTATTTGCACCTGTAGAATGAACCATGATCCCTTTAGGCTTAATAGTTCGCCCTGTTTTGTAACAGGCATTATTAGAAAGAATTAACTTCCGAAGATTCATAGATCAATACTCCTTATTGCTTTTGCTATTAAGCTGTTCCAAAATATCCTTCAGCTTTATTGGTATGGGAAGACCAATATAAGCCACGTTTTCTAGTATAGAGATACCTTCATTGGATAAATAGAAGAAGATTACTGCAGTTCTAATGACAGAGTTTTCTCCGATTATACTTTGGTCGATGATATGCCCTATAGCCACTAGAGAAAAAATGAGCACCTTCTTAAAAATTCCTCTGAAGCCAACCTCACTTGAGAGTCGTTTTTCTAAGACTGCTACCATGATTCCAGTGATGTAGTCGATAACAACGAATGCAACAAGGGCATACAAGAAGCCGTCCCATCCGCCTAGAAAATATCCAATATAACCCCCGACAGCAGCAATAGCTAATTGAATGGTATTTATGATTTCCTTCATATGGAGTTCCTCCTTAAATTAAAAGGAGCCTTTCGGCTCCAAGAAATTGGCTAATTAGCAATGATGATTATGGTATTGAAATAGCATAGATTTGTATACCATCATATCCCACATCTCCACTGCCATCTTTTCTATAAGTGATTTTCAATGTATGAGAGCCAGCTGATAATGCCTTCTGTACATATGTTGAGAGTATTGTTCCACCGAGCTTACCGGATATATCAACATCATCTATATACACATTTGCCCAGTCGTAGCTTATACTTTCAGTTTCACAGCCTAGCCAGATTGCAAAATTGCCCTCACCACTTGTAAATGTCCACATAAGTTGCTTTGTTGTACTGGCTACACCTTTTATGCGCAAAGCTGTTGTAAAGTCAGTGGAGATTGAAACTGGAACAATGCTTTTAGTGGCATCACCAAATAGGAGATTAATTAGAGCTTCTGGTTTATAGATGTTATTCCATGGGTAGTTTGAGGCAACTAAACTAACTCGATACCACCTTGCTGTTGGTTCATGATAGGTTGCAAGGTACTGATAATTGTCATTATATAGGACTACTGTTTGTCCATGACTTGGAGTGGATGGTAGTTCAGTCACAATTTCAATACCTCCACATCCACCGCCGCCCAAAGCAGAGATAGTTATTGTCTTCAAATCATCATTTTGAGCTAAAGATACATTTGCTCCAGCAACCAGCTTAATGGCTCCGGTTAGTTCATTTTCACCACCTTTTCTTAGGCTTGATACCCTTGGTACTGACTCATGATTATCAGATGCGTGCCTTTCCGAATTCAGATATTGAGGATGGTCATCTGTATCCAAGCCATTAAGCAAACTGTGACTGTGATTGTGGTTTTTTGGAGCATTTACTTGTGTTGAAGGGGAGGTGAGGGAGGTACTTCTGCTAAACTGGGCCATCCTGTCCACAAGCTGTGACATCTTTATTTCATGCTCTAACATTATATTGTTAAGCTCAAGAGTATAAATAAGGTGAGCTGTATCATTATCTTCCTGACAGGTTATTCCCTTTATCCTTAATTTCCCATCAAAACCTTCATTATCTGTTCCCTCAGGAGGTATTAACCATCCAATCCAATCTCCAAGTTCATAACTCCTATATGGAGCAAGTCTTTCGCCGTTGTCATCCAGAAGACCTGTCACTGTTCCTTGTATTCCCCATGCAGCCGAAGCTGCCGTTTTAAGATATGAGTTGCCATAGTCTTGAAGGGCTGCCCATTCTCCTTTTATGTTCCTTGCCTGAAGGTAACCTTCTCGCCTGCCCCAGCCGCTCTGGCCTTCCGCATGAACAGCCTCTACAATTGCGCCTCCTTCACCTTCAACAAGTACAGTATTTGTTACCTTGCTCGCATCACTTTTATTCTGATGGGTAATTATTGCCTGAGATGGCCTATACCTTATTTCATTGTATTTGTCTGTACCTTTTGTCTGATATAGCCTAAGTTTCAAATCAGGTGTCATCTCAAAATCAAATAGTCCAAGACCTTCACCTAATCTTGTGGCTACTTCAAGAAGGGGAGTTCCTGCATGAAATGATATGGATGTGCTGTCCGTCCAGGGGTTTCCTATTGCATCTACTTCTGATGTAAAATCCATTTCAGTTCCTATCAGTGCACCTCTAGCCTGAGCCTCCAGTATCAAGACCCTAATAATAGCAGCCCCAGTCACGCCTACAAATTCTCTTTCAAGACTTTCAGGTGTAGGCATACCTTCTGGATAAACCACTGCAGTTTCCAACAGTGACATTACACCTCTACCTGATACCTGTATTTCTTGATTCTCTCCTGAGTTAACATACTGTGGATTTCGGCTTTCAATAATCCATTTGAAGATGCTTCTTCCACCAATCTTACAGAGTATTAGATTCTGATCCTTAATAAGATCCCTGTCACCACCTTTTAGGTCATATCTTGAGATTGTGAATTGGCCACTTCCAGGTGCATTAAGAAGTGACTGAAATGACTTACCGGTTGCCCCGTCAAGATATGCTACGACAGTATTAGGGTTTGTCCTGTCGCACACATATAGTTCAAGTCCAGTCTCCTCAGCAAACTTCTGTACCACTTCAAGGCCTATAACATTACTTGCCCTCGTATTAGGTGATGTTAAGACTACTTTTACTGCACCACTTTCAGCTGAGTCGGGTATCTGGAACTCTATCTGCTGCCACTTCCACGATATGATGTTACATAAGGTGTTTCCAATGTAAACAAATCCACCATAACCTCTAAGACTTCTGTCTGAGTTTGATAAATCAATTTCAGTTTTAGCACCGAAGCCGTTTCCTATGATTTCGATTACAGTGCCTGTCTCTGCTCTTGTTGCTGATAATCTTTCTATCCATGGGAAAGGAGGATCATCAGTAATATTTTCATACTGGTACAAAGCTCTTTTTCTAGTCCAAATGGGTCCGTACTTTGCTACATTTTCATACTGGTAAAGGACTCTTTTTTTAGTCCAGTCTGGCCCGTATTTTGCAACATTCTCATATTGATATAAAACCCTTTTCAAAACTCCAGAAGATATTTGTATACACCTTGTTTCTGATATTGTGCTTCCATCGATATTATTGGCAGTTATTCTCCAATACCAAAAGCCATTAGTTAAAGTAGGTGCAGGTGTAAAACTGACTATCTCACCACTTTGAACATCCAGCAGATTTTGAGTTTGTTTTACAGAGGTATTAAAGTTACCGATTCTGTCCAGCTCAAGTGTAATTTTACTTGCATTTAGAGAATCAACTAAGTCATCATATTTAACTGAAAACACTGGAGTAGTGGAAGGGGAAATATAATCATTATCAGGATTAATTAGTGTTAATGTTGGTAAAGCCATTTACCTCACCACCTAAATCCAACTACCAATAGAAGTTATTATACGAGCAACAGTTGGACCAAGAGTAAGAGAAGGCGGTGCTAACTGATTTTTAATATATATTGTAGAACTTAAAGCTCCTGGACCTAACGATTGGATATCTAATACACTAGTCCAAGGACCGTCTGGATTCCAACTTATTAGGAAGTCTGAATGATTTAGCTGTAGATTAATTCCATTTGCTATTTTATTTGGACTCGAATTTTTAACTTTGAATTCTTTAAACAAGGTTGTACCTTCAGGACGATCTTCCCAGTCAGTAAGCCTTGACAATTCAACACCTGTTTGTGAGTCGACATATAAAATATCATCTGGGGTTTCACCAGCATATTTGAATCCATAAAGATGAAAACCGCAAAATTCAACCCCAGAACCATATCCCGCTACAACTCCAATTCGAAGAACTTTTACTGGTCCAGAAAAAGAGACAGGTTGAATATTTTGTCTAAGCTGATGTTTTGTGTATACTTTCTGATAAGTCATTACTCCATTTTCCCATGTTCCATCTGATCCATTTGTTGAGTTAACACTACCCTGAATCATCATATAGGAACTAGAAAAATTACTATTCTTTGTTTTTATAAGGAAGTGGGTTACCTCTCTTAATTCTGGGAAAAAAACAAAATAGGCGTATTTATCGTAGTTACTAGACCAATGAATACTTTTAAAATTTTCATCATTGGATTCTTGCATCTGAAGCTGAGAAAAGTAATTTGATGGGGGAATCAAAAATGCAGTGCTATCAAAGTTATAAGTTCCATATTCAGTGCTTAAAGACCATCCTACAACACTTCCATCTATGTCATAAGGAATTCTATGGCTAGGTATCGGTGGATATGGCATAGTACTTCACCTCCTAAAAATATGCAGGATAATATTCAAATGCTATACTGCCGTCTGTTGTGCCTGCTTCGATTTCAAGCTGATTATTTCCTGACTCAAGAATCAGCCATCTTGGGTCACCGCCATGAGCTAGAGCTGATATATAGTTATCTCCGTCTTTTAGACAACTGTAATCATTTGTATTAATAATTATAGATTCTCCTGAGCTAATGCTTCTCTGATATTGCAGCCATATTTTGTTTTCTGCATTCGTAATCTTAGGAGAGTCCATAGGTCCGTTAAGTGTAATTTTAACCTTTGTTATAGGAGCTGTTCCTGGATTTTCTATAACAATAGTCTGATTTATATCAGTTATCACATATTCGTCTGTTATAAGGTCTGACCCGTAGAAGAAAGGATCTGAAAGCTCCAGTTCAAGAGCAAACTTAGCATATCCTGGATTTTTAACGACGAAATTAATTCCTGATATAAGTTCAGCCTGTGCTGTTCTTATTTCTCCATTTCGCATTACCCTCTGAAGTGTGTGGGTACCAGACATACCCACGACTTTTAAAAAGCTATCTATATTTTGATCTAGATCCCTTTTATCCTTTCCCTTTATCCACATTGCAAGGATTAATCTTCTACTGTCAAATCTCTTCTTTATCCATCTCTTACCGTCATAGAAGGGGACTTGGATATCATTTCCTCTATATTTGGGAAGGCCTATCCCTTCAATTACTTCTTCAACATCCCACTTCCCCCACGAAGAAAGGCTAAGTCCGTTATAAATCCAAACTTGTCTACTCATATGTCACCTCCTACATCAGTCCATAGGAATGCTTCATCAGTGTTAGCCTTATGCTTTCAGATGAAGGTTCTGCCTTTGGATTGTTGACTGTAATTTCATAGTTATTGATTACATTTTGACTTTCACCATTTAAGTCATTGCTGCTCATTCTTCGGTTTAAGCTTACAGATGCATCAATATCTATATTTAGATCATCAAAATCTGTTGGGATAGATTTTTTCATATCTTCTTCAACTGATTTCATGGCATTAGCAAAGCCGACACCAATGCCCGTACCCATATTCGAGCCTATGGCTGCAAATACCTTTGAAGGGGAAGCTATACCAAGTAACCCTTTTACTCCACTTACAATACCAGAGAAGAAGTCGTTGACTTTATTACTAATCCAACTACCCATTGATTTAATACCTTCCCATATTCCAGTCACAATGTTTTTTCCTATTTCAAGAACAGCAGGAACAGCTTTACCAAGACCTGTTACAATAGCAGCTATAATCTTAGGTAAGTTAGCTACTAGTTGAGGTATTGCTTTAATTAAGCCAAATGCCAGCTTTACTGTTAGTTCAACACCCATACTTATAATTGCTGGCAGATTATTTGTAATGAAGTTAATGATAGTTAGAATGATTTGTGGTAATGCTTCAATCAGGGTAGGGAGGGCATTAAGAAGTCCTTCTGCCAAACCACTAATGATGGTGAAAGCAGCACCAAGTATCTTATCAATATTATCTAAGAGCCCCTTTACAATTGTAATTACTGCACCTACAGCTGCAGGAATTAATTCAGGCAAAGCCATTCCGATACCATCAACTAGGGCGGTCACTAACTGAACAGCTGCATCAATCAACAGAGGAAGGTTATTTATAAAGGTTTCCACAATAGTTAAAACAGCATCAACTGCAGCTGGTATAAGTTCAGGTAATAGACTTAAGATTGTTCCAAGGACCTGACTGAATAATTCAGTGACAGTACTAAGAAGTACAGGGAGCATATCCCCAATAGCTGATAGAATTGCATCTGTAGCAGCAGGAAGTGCAGCTACAACATTCTCAAGAACAGGGACTATATTTTTAACAACTGCCTGAAATGCATCCACAAGATTCAGTGTGAGATTCGTCATATCTGCATCTGCATTACCCAGTCCTGCAGTGAAGGATCCGAGGGCTGCCTGTAAAAGACCGATTGAACCGGATATGGTTTCAGTTGATTCCTTCGCAAAGTTTCCTGCATACTGCTGTGTGTTCTCGAAGAACATCTGCATTGCTACTTCTGCCTTTTCAGCCTGTGTAGCACTTGCCCAGGTGAAATCCAGTCCCTTGGCCAAGGCATAAGCTTCAATATTGGTGGCGTTCATGGCAACACCAAGGTTATCCATCATAGTGAAGTTTCCCTTAGCGGCTCCCGCAACAGAATCCAGTGCCATTTGCATATCAATCCCCATGACAGAGGCCATATCAGCTGCTCTTTGCATTGCCTTTTCGGTTAACTCCATGCTTTTCTGCTGTTCTATACCAGAGCCTTGAAATAAGGCACCCATTTTATTAGCTGTAGCCAGATAATCACTCTGAGAAACGCCAAGGTTTTTGTATGCTTCTTCACCTGTTTTTTGAATTGATGCTGCATATTTTCCGAATACTGCTTCCGAGCCACCAAGGTTCTGTTCCAGTTCACCAAACTGCTGAATAACTTCTTTTCCCAGCTTGAAAGCCGCTGCACCTGCAGCTACAGCTACTGAAGCCATGGCAGCCCCAATACCCTTAAGGACACCTCCTAGTTTTTCAAATCTACCACCAGCATCATCTGCTGACTTGCCTGATTTATCTAACTCTTCTCCAAGGTCTTCAGCTTCGGTTGCGGACTCTTTCAGTTCCTTTTCCATACCATTTAGTTCTGCTTTTGCATTGTTAAGTTGGATGGCCCAGTTCTGAGTCCTTCGGTCGTTTTCACTAAAGCTCTCGGAGGCATTTTTCAAAGCGGCCTCAAGAGTGGAGATCTTCTCTTTCTGTGCATCAATCGATTTATTAAGGACTTCGTTTCTTGCTGTCATTGCCTGAACGCTTTTATCGTTTCTATCAAACTCAGAGGATACGAGTTTCATCTCACTTCCTAGCACCTTGAAGGACTGGTTTATATCTGAGAGAGCTTTTTTAAATTCTTTTTCACCCTCAACACCGATTTTTAACCCGAAATTATCTGCCATGATTCTCACCTCTTTTTTGGCATGAAAAAAGAGCAACCCTTAGATTGCTCTTATAAAATATATCTGAAATTTATTGAAGTATATTTAATTTACCATAAGCCACTTCTAACCCTATTATCCATAAGAATAGCATAAATGTATGAGGGGGCCTGAAGGTGTTGCACTGGAGTTGTATCTGAAAGTGGTACAAATTCTAAAGCTTGTTCAAAAGTCTTTTTAGAGATACTACGATTCGTTGTGCTTAGCAATATACTATTTCCTACAACTGTGTATGAAAACTCCTTTCCATATATCTGACGAAATGTTTCGCCTTCTAAGCTTATAACTCTATTCCAAGCAGTTTCAATATTCATATTGAATCCCTCCTAAAACAGTTTTTTCAAGCATGGATGCCAGTTCATCTATATACTGCTTTCTATACTGATACAAAGGAAATGGCAATAAACAAGAGGTTATCCCATCTAGAAATCCCAATGCTAAAATTTGAGGATATATAATATTTCCGAAATCACCTTTTTTAATAACAAAAACGAATTCAGGATTAAGTTCTTTTATTGTATTTTTTAATGCTGGTATTCCTTCTTTAATCAATCTCCTTCTCTCTGATGATGATAGGTCATTTACTGGAACCTCACACACGTCATAAAGCCAACATTCATATTGTCTAAACTTATCACAATTGAAATAAGCAGATGACGCTTGCTCAAAAGCTATTTTAGTTGCCTTATACAGGTTTGAGTTCTCATTAAAAAAGAAAGTTCCTCCGATTGGTCTCGACTCGCCTATGAATAAGGCTCTAATACGCCTTGGTTTATACTCCATTCGTGCTTCTTCATATGTTAGTGGCATTGACGATATCCTCCTTACACCTTTTGTAAAATCATACCATATTTTTACAAGAATATCTATAAATCATATTCCTGGAGGGATTATTTCATCAATGTAATAAGTTCTTTTTGGTTTTGCTAAACCATTAAACTGTTTATAAATCTCCCATTGATCCAGCAGGTGACCGATAGGCATTAGCCAGACTTCAGTCTCTAAGCGACCAAGGAGTGTTGTTCCATAGAAAATTAGTCGAGCAAACAACTCTTCGTCGCTTACTCGACCTCCGCGTTTTTTGAGGGTTCTTCCTCGCTTTCTATATTCCGTTTTGTTCCTTTATACATGGCTTCAATGATGGCATTCTTGTATTCACCCAGTTCAAAAGGTGATGTCATAAGTTCAACTGTATCTACAGTCAAAAGTTCACGTTTACTATCTGGATTTTTTAGATTGTGTATTAGTACCGACTGATTTGCCAGTAAGGTAATAAGCCAGATCACTTCATCAAGAGCCATTTCAAAATTCTCAGCTTTCATCAGTTTTTCTCCTAGATTAGAGAGACCACCATACCTCTTTGCAATTTCTTTAGTTGCCTTTGTAGTTAGGAGCATTTCAAAGTCTGTTCCACCGATATTAAGCTTTTCACTTCTTTCTGAGTTATCGATTAAATTAACATTATCCATAATTCAAATCCTCCTTATGGTGTTGGAGTGAAGGTAGGTTCATAAACTTCAGTGTACCAGCCAGTAATAACAGAAGAAGGAACGCTTGTATCATCTTCATTGACCTCAGCTTTCCATGGGTGTTTTCCCTGACCATCGAACTTATTTCTTCTAAGAACTGTGCCCTCAATAGTTGGGGTAGAGAAGGTAATACTGTCTCCCTTTGTAGCAAGGTTTGTAGCAGGGATACCGAATTTCACTTTATATAGCCAGAAGTAACGGTATTTTCCATTTGCCTTTTTAGCTCTGAAGCCAACAGCAACGGGTTCTCCGCCATCCTCACCAGAAGAAATTAAAACATTATTATCATCTAACTTTGCACCGGTTAGATCCTCAGCAGCAGTAACACCAATATCATCTATACCAAGGGACAGGGTGCCGCTTTTAAATTCTTTAACAATCTCAGCAGGACCATCATCAGCATAAAGAGTTGCTTCTGCAAGTTCCACCGATAAATCTGCATTAATTGCCTTAGCAAGAGGAATGGGAGTACCATAGGTTTCAGTTCCGTTTGTTGCTTCTGTAATCTTTGAGTAAAACAATTTATCAAGTCCGATTGTTGCCATTTTTTATTCCTCCATTTCATATATTTTGGCTACATCAATGGCATAGTGGTGGTAGCCTGTATCATCCTCATGACCAATGTAGCTACGGTCAGTTATATAGAAATCCGCACCCAATAGAGTGCGGACTATATTATTTTTTATTGCAATATAGTTTCCTTTTGAAAATAAAGAAAGTCTAACTTCCTGCACATCGTAACCTGGTTTGTTATCACTGTGGAGTTCAAATACATCCACAAGGGGGGTAAGCACAAGGTATAGGTCTGGAGCAATATCAGAAAACACACCTGTCTCAATAGGGATTAGAGGTAGAAGGAGGGTATTGAGTTCTTCTAATATGTTCATATACCATCAACCTCTCTTTCTAACCTTTGTTTCATCGCATCAGTACAAGCTTTCTTACTGGATGACTTTGCAGGCTTAAGAAAAGGTTTGGGAGGTTGACCACTTTTCCCATATTCAAGTATACTTGCTATCATGGCATTACTTTTACCATCTGACCTTGGTTCAGAAAATCCAACCTTAACATTAAAGTCACCATTCCTATCCTGTTTAGCAGGGGAGACTCCAAGAGCTGAAATAAGCTCTCCAGTAGAGCGGCTTTGTTCCTGTGTTCCTTTTCCAATAACAGACTGAAGGTTTGATTTTACCTTTGCTTCTACAATCTCACCGCCAGCTTCAAGCACACGTGGTATTATTTCATCAGTCTTTTCACCAAGTCTAGATATTTTTAGCAGAAACTCCTCAGGCATTTTCATAGTTGCTTTAGCCACTAGGCTTCACCTCCTTAACAAGAACCTCCATATACATATTTCTACCTTTGACATCTTCAACTGAGGTGATTTCAAATCGCTGGTTCTCACAGATAATTAACATAGCAGGTGTAATGGTTATATTGGGAATAAAGCGGAAGCGAAAAAGGTCGGTGGCTTCAGAAAAAGAGGCCCTGTTTGCCCATTTCTCATTACCATGTCGACCTTCTCTGTATGCTCTTACAGATGCAATAATTTCATCAACTTCCGTGGAAAAACCATCTGAGTCCTTTATTATTACTTTTTTAATGATCTCAATAAAGGTATTCATTTTTCCAAAGCTCATAGTCTACACCTTCCAGTCCCGGTCAAGTCTTAGTAGAAGATTTACCGTATTCCACACCTGCTGCCCAGCCAGTATATTATCAGAGAAGAAACCACCGGTACTACCATCCCTTGATTCATAGAAGTGGGAGGAGAGCATAATGACGGCTTGTTCAGTAGTAGGTGGCATTAGGTTTAAAGTATAGAAATCCTCAGCAAGATGTTGATAGCTCTCAGCATACTTTACGGCGGCAGTGGTATACATCTGCAGAAGTTCATCATCGGCACTGTGCTCAAGAATTAAATTCGCTTTTACCTTTTCAAGTAGTTTCATTCTGCCACCATCCTTTCATTAAGGTGTATCAGCATTCATTATCCCTGAGGCTTTTAGTTTAGTTAATAGCGCATTGAAATCTGCAACCAGTTCTGATACATCTGTTGCTGTGCTTTCTATTTGGTTTTCAATCACAGGAAGCCCCGTTACCGAGGCCCCTTGTTTGATTTCTAAAGTCCCACCAATGACGGTTTTTTCTCCACCTTGTTCAGTATAATTCTTTGTTGTATAACTCATAATGCACCTCCATTAAGCCTTCTGTTGAAGTACTTTTATAGCTTCAGGCAGAATCAGCTTTCCATCCACACGTTGTGTCGCAACAAAGCCTACCTGACCGGTTACAGCATATAGTTCGTTAAGTCTCTTAAATACACGGCCTTGACGATCTGCTACCCAGTAGTAGCTGAAATCACCAAATGCGATGGTCTTTGCACCAGCTTCAATTGTTGGTACGAAAGATGAGGTGTGTATTGGACGATTTAGGATTGTATCTGGAGTGCCTGCTTGTACAGATGGCTGCCATAGATACTGACCTTGACCATCTTTTAGTTTACGGATAGCTTTTATAGTGGCATCATTCATAACAAATGAAGCCTTGTTACGGTAAGGTGCCTTCAAGGAATAGAACAAATCAAGCATTTCATCAAGAGTGATAGCTGTTGTTCCTGCAGTGGTTATACCAAGTTGTGCTCCTCCTGTTGCTGCAAAGATACCAGTTGGTTTTCCAGAGCCATCACCTGTAAAGAAAGCTTCTTCTTCCTTGTTACCAATACGTCTTGCAAACTCTCTAGAAATATAAGCCTCTAAGTTAAATACATTATCATTTAAAAGTTCCTCGGAAACCTTAATTAGTGTTCCAAGCTTATATGCTCCGATTGATACTTGACCGAAAGCATCATCACTTTCAGGTATTGCACCTTCCTCATCAATCCAGGACGCAGTACCCTTTGATGCGACAACTGGAATCTTACGATCACCAGATGATGTTGTAATGACATTGGCGAGTCTTCGGAATATATTCTCTTCCTCGAGGGACTCTATAAGCCTTCTTTCAAACTCATCAGGTACCAAGTATCCGCCTTCAGTATCTGTACCAACTTGAAGGGCATTTCTTATTGTAGTATCTAGACCCTCACCAGCACGAGTACGCATAGCATTCCAGAATGCCTTTTTGTATTCGTCAGTAGCTCTGCCCATTTTACCATCCAGTTTGGAATTAACAGGTTTACCTGTTAATGGATTTGCTATTGGAGCATTAAGTTCAGCATCCAGTATGGCCTGTTTTTCCAATCTGTCGATTTCCCTACCAAGGGCTATTACATCGGCTTCCATTTTGTTATATGTGGCTTCATCTTCAGCTGAAATTAGTCCGTCTGTGCCTCGCTTGGTGTCCAAGAACGCTTTTGTAGCATCCCATGCTTTTGCACGTTTTTCACGTAGTTCTAAAATCTTATTCATAATTTTTTATCCTCCTATTAATGAATGATGTTGTTAAGTCGCTTTTCCAAGGAATCAGCGGTTGTTCCTGTACTAACTTTTGGTTTCTTAGGACATACTTTATCCAGTAGAGAATTTGTGACTGCCCTACGACTAAAAGCATAGGTGAAGTCGTCATGCTGGATATGCTTTTTTTCATCTTCCAAGATCTCATCTGCAAAACCAAGTTCAATGGCCTTATTGGCATTCAGCCAGGTTTCAGCATCCATGAGGTGTGAAAGCTTGGTCCTGGATATGCCTGTCTTTATTTCATAGGCGTTAATAATGCTTTCTTTTACCTCAGATAGCATATCGATAGCTTTTTGCATTTCTTCGCTATCTCCGATAGCTACTGTTAAGGGATTGTGAACCATCATTAGAGCGGTAGGAGCCATTAAAACTGTGGTTCCTGCCATGGCGATTACTGAGGCAGCAGATGCTGCAATACCATCAATCTTGATGGTTACTTTGCCTTTATAGTCCATGAGCATGGTATAAATTTGACTGGCTGCGATGCAATCACCACCTGGTGAATTAAGCCAAATAACAATGTCACCCTCACTAGCAAATAAATCAGCTTTAAATGCTTGTGGGGTGACATCATCTTCAAACCATGATTCCTCGGCAATCACGCCGTCGAGGTATAAAGTTCGGGTATCGGATTTTTCATCCTTGACCCAGTTCCAGAATTTTTTCATTGAGTTTCCTCCAATCTTGTTGTATTTGCGAACGCACCAGCGTCTTGTAATTTGGTCATTGCTCCATTGATGAGGTAGAGATCTCCACCAAGTTCTTCTGGTATGCGGTCAAGATTCTCCAATTCACGGATGTCGTTAGTGCTCATCCAACCGTTCTGTCTGGCTGTTGCATAACCACTCATACGACTTACATAATCACCTCTGAGAAGGCCATCAACATTGAACTTGATGAAGACAGTAGGCTTTTCACTTTGCATAAGAAGTGAACGATACATAGTTTGCTCCCAGCGCACAACCCAAGGGTCGAGTGTATATTTAACGAATTCCAAGGACTGTTGCTCTATGTTGGAGAAAGATGATTTTTCCAAGTCGGCTAACATATGGGGTGGAACTCTAAAAATACGGGCAATCTCATTAATTTGAAACTTCCTTGTTTCAAGAAACTGTGCTTGTTCCGGAGAGATTCCTATAGGTTGATATTTCATACCTTCTTCAAGGACAGCAACCCTGTGTGAATTAGCTGAACCTTGATAGGCTGAGTTCCAACTTTCCTTTACTTTCTGCGGATCCTTGATTGTACCAGGGTGTTCTAACACCCCACCTGGAGCCGCACCATTAGCAAAGAATTTAGCTCCATATTCCTCAGTTGCCATGGCTAGACCTACCGCGTTTTTAGCCATTGCAATAGGGGAATAGCCTACCAATCCATCAAAACCTAATCCGGGTATATGAAGTACTTCAGATGGATCAAGATAGACCAGATTATCTTTTCCGAGAGTAGGGGAGTCCTCAATGTTCCTTTGATACAAATAAAAAAGCCGGCCGTTTTTATCACGGTCGACTGTCATTTTGTTTGGCATAAGAGGGTAGAGGGCAACAACATCACCACGGGCATTTCGAATAATTTGTGCATATGCATTACCCCATAATAAAAGATGACTCATCAGGGTCTCACGAAAGGTGAATGAAGTCATCTCAGGGTTTGGTTCATCATGGAGTAATTTATATAACGGATGCTTTAGATATTTTTCTTTGCCACCCTTATCATTGTATCTATAAACATGAAGTGGGAGGCCAGCTAATGTTTCTGCCAGTATTCTCACGCAGGAGTAGACTGCAGTCATCTGCATTGCTGTATGTTCGTTAACAGGTTTTCCAGCAGTAGTTCCTCCGAAAAAGAAACTATACCGACTGCTACTTAAGCTATCTGTAGGCTTATCTCGTGCCTTGAAAATTCCTTGTAAAATACCCATAGACATCACTCTCCTAAAAATTGGGTATGAAAAAAGCGCCTATAATTTTGATAGACGCTTAAAACTTAAAGTTTAATTATTTTCATAAACTTGTCAGCTGCTTCTATTACTAACCTCACTGAAAAATATGGCTCGCTTCCGTTTACTCGATATCCATACAAATAATCTATATTGTCATAGGATACACCCAAACTTTTACAAATTAATTCACATACTTTTTCAGCTTCGTATTCCTTCTGTTCTTCACTAAGGTTTTCTTTTGTCCTATCTAGAACTTTTAGCCTTTGATTATCTTTGTCAACAGGGAGATGTCCACACAGGAGGTGTCCAATCTCATGCAGTATCGTAGTTGCTTTCTGCTCATCTGTAGAATGTTTATTTACAGTAATTGCATAATGAGTTAGTATTTCTATTTCCTTTTCCTTTTTATCTTCATGAACTTTTACTTTCATTGGGTTTGCAAGGTACTCCACCTGACCACCTTGTCGTGAACCATAATCTTTTTCACCATAATATATTCCAAGTTGGTTCGCTACTCGGATGAGTTCAGGGAGCATTTCACCAAATATGGGGTCTGCCTGTGGGAGTGAAAAAGAATCTCGCATATGCTTTGGTATTTTTTCTCCATAAGTATCTGCGAAATCATACACAAAATTAATAGGTCCAAATGGTTGCATAACCACTATTGGTGTTGCGTCTGGTCGCACATGTCTTTCATATCGATTTTCCCATACATCTTCGCTTTCAATAAACAAAGCTCCTGGCCGTTGAAGTAGGATAAGAGCTGAGTTGAAATATGAATACCCCTTAGTAAGTCTCATGAAAACAGCAAAATTAACAAAATCATCATATAAACCTTCACGATAAATCCGGTCAAATAATAACATTCTATTTAGAGCCATGTTTTCTCATTCCTTACATAGTATAATTATTGTATATTTTACTTCTAGAGATGAACATTCTTTAACTTATAATAAGAACCCTAATTTTTAATATCATCTATAAAATTCAAAATCTTGAGATCATATATAAACCTTCTATTATCACCATTTGAATCATCTGTATATAATATACCTTCTCTAAAATCTATAACTTTAAGAATTCCATACTTTTTATGATATATAATTGAGTTAACCTTAATATTATAAAAGCTATCTTCTAATTCCTTAATTTTTTTAGGTCTATTAAGTTTTTCACTCTCAAGACATTTTATATTAATCTCTTTTCTCCTCACTCTATATTCTTCTTCTATTTTTAGTCGCCTATCTCTTTCATCTATTATATACTGTCTAATATTAATATTATTAGATACTATAGCGTCAATTTCATCATAATCCCGATTATTATCGATATTAATCATTCTACCAAGTTTAGAAAAATAAAAGTCATCAAACATAGATTCATCGTAATCTGGCATATCATAATTATCACCGTTTACTGAAATAGTCGATTTAATTCTATAGTATGAACTCTCAAACTGTTTCTTCATAATAGAATACATCTTAACATAAGACAGTGATATTCCATGAGAATATAACCTATTTGTTATGCATTCTCTTTTCTCAAATAATTTAGGATTAAGTTTTCTAAATTGCTTCTCTCTATTTTCTAGAGAATTACTTTCTATTACTAAAGCCCTTTCTTTTTCTTCTAATTCTCTTTCCTTTTCCCTTTCCCCTTTACTTTCCCTTTCTAATACTTTTATTCTTTCTTTCTCTGATTTGAGGTAATTGGAAAATGAAGTTTCTTCATTTTCGATATTATAGATTGTTCTACCTTCATTGATTGCACCCTTAACATTTGGGATTTCAATACTTTTGATACTTGAATGCTTAAAACCTCTTATATATTCCTGTAGAATTGTTCCCCTTCTATAACCATGAATAAATGTTAATCTCACTCTATATTTTTCAAGACGCTCCATTAAAAAATTTAGTATATCTTCTACTTCTCTTTTAGTTGCCTGGTGAAGGTCTATTTCTAATAAGATTTTTATATCTTTTCTATTTCCTATGATGCTCACTATCCGATTTATAAAACTTCCTATGCTCAAAGTTTCTCGCTCACTGAAGCTCCAACCTGCAAAATTTAATATAGTTTCGCTTAAATATATGCGTGTCGTATTATATTCTTTGTGTGTAGTTTTGGTTGCTGTTGAGTTTAAATATCTTCTATTGGCATCATAATTAAATTCCCTATATTTCTCTTTAAAATCTTCTTCAAATATTAAATAATCACTAATTATACCTTTAATTAAATTCTTTTCTTGATTATCAGTTATTATTTTGAAGAATCCTGTTTCGTAAGTAGGGTAGTAATCTATATTTGAATATGGATCTACCAGGCTATCAAAATAACTATAATCATCGATTTCATCTATTAATGGTTCCTGTTTTTTTGGAATATCAGAATGTATATCTTTATTTGTATATGAATCTATACGTCTATCAAAGTAACTATAATCATCTATTTCGTCTTTTAATGGCTCCTGTTTTTTGGGAATACCAGAATGTATATCTTTTGTTTCATATGATTTACTATACTTCGAATTTTCTTTGCCTGACTTTATAAAAAATACAACTAGAATTATGATTCCTAAAATGATAACTATTTCCATAAAATCACCCAATATAATCGTAACATTATAGGAATATTTTTACAACATTAATAATCCTCTCTCATCATAAACACTTCCATCTATTTTAGTTCCATTCCTTATTGCCCGATCAAGTGCCATGATTGTTGCTACTGCACCATCGATTTTCTCGCTGGACTTTTCTTTATCAGCCTTTATATTTCCAGCTGGGTCAGTACGGATGTATATATTATCCATCATCCAACGAAGTATAGGGTGACCACCATGAGCAATTTTCTGCTCCAAGGTAAGTTTCATCAATTCTTTGGTAGGAGGAGACATATCCTTAAAGCCTTGGCCAAAAGGAACAACAGAGAATCCAAGGTTCTCTAAGTTCTGAGTCATCTGCACCGCACCCCAGCGGTCAAAAGCAATTTCACGGATATTATATTTCATACCAAGATCCTCAATGAAGGATTCAATGAAACCGTAATGCACTACATTGCCTTCAGTGGTTTCTAAGAATCCTTGTTTTTGCCATACATCGTAATTCACATGGTCGCGACGTACACGCAGGTCAATAGTTTCTTCTGGTATCCAGAAGTAGGGGAGAATAACGTATTTGTCATCCTCATCAAGTGGAGGGAATACTAGTACAAATGCTGTAATATCAGTAGAAGATGAAAGGTCAAGTCCGCCATAGCAGACACGGCCTCTAAGATCTTCCGGGTCCACATTAAAGGCACAGTCATCCCATTTGTCCATAGGCATCCACCTTACAGCTTGCTTGACCCATTGATTGAGTCGAAGCTGCCGAAAGCTGTTCTCTTCAGCAGGATTCTGCTTTGCTGATTCACAAGCTGCTTTTACCTTGTCTATACCTACCGTAATGCCAAGGGAAGGATTCGCTTTCTTCCACACTTTGGGATCCGTCCAGTCATCCTCTAAAGCAGCTCCATAGATAACAGGGTAGAAGGTAGGATCATTTTTCCTACCGTTTATGATATCCAAGGCCTTCTGATGTACCTCCCAGCAGATGCTATTCTGATTATCTCCTGCAGTAGTTATTAAAAAATACAGTGGTTGAGTTCTAGCATCACCGCTACCTTTAGTCATAACATCATATAGTTTTCTGTTTGGTTGTGTATGAAGTTCATCAAACACTACCCCATGGGTATTGAAACCATGCTTGTTGCTTACATCAGCTGACAACACTTGATAAATACTTCCTGTTGGTTGATAGATAAGCCTTTTAGTAGAGTCCAGTATTTTCACACGTTTTGCTAAAGCTGGACACATACGAACCATATCTGCCGCAACATTAAAAACGATAGATGCCTGGTTTCGATCTGCTGCACATCCGTAAACTTCAGCCCGTTCCTCATTATCTCCGCAGGTTAAGAGCAGGGCAATAGCCGCCGCTAGCTCACTTTTCCCTTGCTTTTTAGGAATTTCTACATAGGCAGTATTAAATTGCCGGTATCCATTTGGCTTTAGTGTACCGAATACATCACGAATAATCTGTTCCTGCCAGTCTATAAGTTCAAAGGGCTTACCTGCCCATGTACCTTTAGTATGGGAGAGTGCTTCTATAAATGAAACCGCATAGTCAGCGGAGGACTTATCATATATTGAATCATCTGATATATATCGTGTAGGTGTATATTTCTTTAACTTTCGCAAGATGTAGTATCCTCCTTTAAAAATAGACATAATAAAAAGGCTTATATGAAGCCCACTTTTTTGTGCACCCCTACCCCCATACAACCAGTTGCACAAGTGCCTTGCAGGGGATTGACAGCAACCAGTTAACCTGTGTTACAATAAACTCAAATATATGAAAGGGTGATTTATATGACTCAAAGAGATTGTTTTCGTGAATACATTTCCATGTATGGTTACGGTAATGCTATTGAGCTATATGAATACGCAAAAGCAAAGGGCGCTCCCTTTAAATCAGTAGGTCGTACAAAACAGTTACGTAGCGCTAGAAAAAACCTAGAATGGATGGTTATAGAAAAAGAGCTTATAAAGATAGACGGAATATACTATAAGAATAAAGAGGGCAAGTAGCCCTCTTATTTTGTGTTTTTATTCTTCCACTCTCCGACAAAAGTCTTCTCCATAAATCACATTTAATGAACTACCGCAGTCCCATCTAACCATCACACTACCTATATCGTCTACACCTATAACAGTACCTAATGAACCAATGGGTGGAGCTTGGACATCGTTCATCTTGATTAACTTCACCCTGCAGCCAGGTGGGTAATTTTTTCTTAAACGCTCTACTGTTTCTCTTGAAGGCAAGTTATTCATTGTCAGCCACTTCGTCTGTTACACCTGTTCTAAATGCCGAGCTACCTGTTAGTCTACTAAGAAGAATCTTGCGTTCATTTTTAAACTCCGAACCTATAAATCCAAGTCTTAGTAAAAAGCAGCGAAAGGCATACTTTTCATTTTCTACTGGCTTTTCGGTAGCAGTAATCCTTTGCTGCTTATTTGCCATCTCGCAGAGCTTGGTGATAAAGATAGTGTATGCTTTTATTTCTTCAGCATCTGGCATTCCTTGAAACCATGGGAAACTGATGCGCTCCTCATCTTTTTCAATCGAAAGGAAATCTACATTCAACGCCTTTTTAATCAGGCTTCCTTTAGCTTTAATTAGTTTTTCTAAATTTTCAAGTCCTGTATCTGTGAAGTATGTTCTTGGCATTTGAATGACTAGGTTGGTTTCTTCAATTTGGATTTCGGCTTCAAACCCCGCTTCACTCAATCGTTCAATGAGTAGCTCGACCTCACCAATGTTAGCTTGGTCGTTAAAGCTTAGCTCACCATTCCTGCCGATAGTGAAGTGCCCCACCTGGTACGCACATGAAGGAACACCAAGATATTTGGCTGGGGTTTTTGTAATTTCACTGATTTTATCCACCAGTGCTTTACGTTCTTTACTGTTTACATTGTAATTGATTTTCATAGATAGACCTCCTTTTTTTGGTACTACATACATCACTCTAAATGATGTAAATAGCAAGTCTATCTTTAGATAATAGTGCTATTATTTTCATGAAGGTCTTTATACTTATGTTCAATTCCATCTCGATATAGAGTTACTCCATCTGTATTTCCAACTTGCTCAATATAGCGATTTACAATTACGTCACAATATTTTTCATCAAGCTCAACCATGTGACAAATCCTATCTGTTTGTTCACAGGCAATAAGTGTACTTCCTGAACCTCCAAAGGGATCAAGGACGATACAATTAGTTAAGCTTGAATTTAAAATAGGGTAAGCTACAAGTGCTACCGGCTTCATAGTTGGATGGTCTTTATTCTTCTTAGGCTTTTCAAACTCCCAGATGGTAGTCTGTTTTCTATCTGAATACCAGTTGTGCTTACCGGACTTCTTCCACCCAAAGAGCACAGGCTCATGTTGCCATTGGTATGGGGACCTTCCTAAAACCAAGGATTGTTTTTTCCAAATGCAAGTCCCAGAAAGATAAAATCCTGCATCAGAGAAGGCCTTACGGAAGTTTAAGCCTTCCGTATCTGCATGGAATACATAAATAGAAGCATCCTTTGCCATCACACTTTCAGCATTTTTAAAAGCTGAAAGCAGGAAGTCATAGAATGCTTCATTACCCATATTATCATTTTTAATTTTACCGGCATTTCCTTCATAATTCACATTATATGGAGGGTCTGTAACCGTTAGATTTGCTTGCTTTCCATCCATTAATACATTATAGGTTTCAGCCTTGGTGGAATCTCCGCAGACTAATCTATGTTTTCCTAATATCCATACATCACCCAGCTTTGAAACAGCAGGCTTTTTAAGTTCTTCATCTACATCAAAATCATCATCTTTAATATTGTCTTTAAGTGAGTCCTTAAATAAATCATCTAATTCAAAGGCATCAAATCCTGTAAGGGATATATCAAAGTCCGAGCCTTGTAAATCTGAAATCAAGAGCATTAACTTATCCTTATCCCAATCACCACTTACCTTATTAAGTGCAATGTTTAAAGCTTTTTCGTTTTCCAAATCCATATCTACAACAACACAGTCAATTTCCGTCTGCCCAAGTTCAACTAAAACCTTATACCTTTGGTGACCGCCGATAATATTTCCAGTCCTTTTATTCCATAGAACAGGTTCAACATAACCAAAGGTCTGAATGGATTGTTTTAATTTCTCGTATTCAGAGTCACCCGGTTTTAGATCTTTCCTTGGATTATATTCGGCAGGGTTTAGCTTATCAATTTTAATTTTTTCTATCTGCATATTTTTCTACCGCCTTTTTAAATTCTTTATATTTATCAACATCCTCCCAAGGAAAGAGAAAACTATTAAAATGCCCATATGTGGAAGTGTCTGAATAATGTATGTTTCTAAGTCTTAGTTTTTCTATAATTGCAGCGGGTTTCAAATTAAAAACTTCTTCAGCCGCAAGGGTTAATACTTCATCAGATACTTTTCCAGTGCCAAAAGTATTAATTGAAAATGCCACAGGATTAGCTTTACCAATAGCGTAAGATATAGAAACTTCACATTTTTCAGCTAGATTCAACCATACAATATGTTTTGCTATATATCTGGTCATATAGGCACCGCTTCTGTCAACCTTGGTAGGGTCCTTGCCACAAAGTGCACCACCACCGTGGGAAGCAAGACCACCATAGGTATCAACCATTATCTTTCTCCCGGTTAAGCCTGTGTCAGCAGTAGGACCTCCAATAACAAATCTTCCAGATGGATTAATTAATATTTCTGTATCCTCGTCAAAAGGAAAGTCCTCAAAAATAGGGTAGAGGACATTGTTTAAAACATCTACCTTTAGTTCTTCTTGAGTTTTGTCCTTATGATGCTGAATTGATACTATAATTGTTTTAACTCTTACTGGTTTATCCCCATCATATTCAACAGTAACCTGTGCTTTTCCATCGGGGAAGATTCCTTTAATTAATCTATTCTTCCTTGCTTCATCAAGTCTTTTTACAATCCTATGGGAAAGAACAAGGGGGAGGGGAAGCATCTCTTTGGTTTCATTTGTTGCATAGCCATACATTGTGCCTTGATCCCCAGCACCAATTAATCCGTAAGGGTCGGTGTTTCCGTTTCTTGCTTCAATAGCAGTATCTACTCCGGCAGCAATATCAGTACTTTGACGATTTACAAATACATAGATTAAGAACTTGTGGGGGTTATATCCCACATCTTCTAAAACTTTTTTAACAATATATCTAATATTAATTTTTTCGCTACAGGTGATTTCACCCGCTACGATGATTTTTCCTTTAGTAGCCATTACTTCACAGGCAACACGAGATGCCTTATCTTTTCTAAAACATGCATCTAGGATACTGTCAGCTATTAAATCACATAGTTTATCAGGATGCCCCTTGCAGACACTTTCAGCTGTTAAATATCTTCTCATTTCATTCCTCCAATTTTTATTTACCTTTGCGGGCTGTCAGAAGGCGTTCCATTACATCATCCTGAGGATTTATGCCTTTGTACTCACCTACAGAGTTTTCTTTTACGATTTGAAATATTTCTGTCCATAGCCTGTTAGTTTGTGCCATGTAGTTTTGTCCCATTGCTACATAAGGACTTTGAATAGCATTTCCGGTTGTAGGATGCTTTGCCAGAAATCCATATTCGGTTACAGCTTCCTCGCATTGAATCCATCGGGCCACACTCATAGAATAGCGTTCAAGAAGCTGAGGGGAGACGAGGGAAGAACATCCTCTTTCGTTAAGCCACATCCATGTATTTTTAAATATTTCTCCAGCAACCAGAGCCTTGCCATCCTTTTGTATAGCTTCAAGCATTTTGTTTGGTTCTGGCATTTCCTGACCTTCCAGATTTGCTGTATTATTAAATTCCATAACAGTAAGCTTTCTTCCTCCGGGATTGCCATCGGTGATTTTATCAGCCAGGGGCTTCTTTTTAGCACCTGCACCTACACGAGCACCACCTCGGTTTGTACCGTCTTTTGCCATATGTTCACCTCGCTTTATGGGATATGGGGCTATTCCCTTGTTTGAAATCGCATTTTTTCACACGCGACCCCACGCCGCTGTCCGCTTTAAAAAGTTTTAGAGATTTGACTACCCCCATATGCCATAAAATTGAAAAATATTTGTTGACAAAATTTACAAAACTACTTATACTTATCTTATCAGTAACTTATCAGACACACATAAGAAAACCGTAAAGAATATAAGTGAAATTAAAAAATGAAAGGATGATTATCATGGCACAAGCAAGAGTTGTTGTTCTTAATGAAGCAAGGTTAGGGAAACCAGACCACTGGAATCTATGTTTTCAGTATTGCCGTTACGAATACGGGGATGAAGATAACACAGAAGAAAATGGATATAGATTCATCTGGAGAAGAGAAGACGGAAGCCTTCAAGGTGCTCGTGGTCAGGCTCGTATCCCTTCTATATCTGACATCCAGTATCTCACAGGTATAGCATTAGCAGAAGGTTGGGGTCATCATAACAACGGTAATTTGGGTTTCGAATATTAAAATTGTGAAGAGTGGTTGGCTAAAGCTGACCACTTTTTCTGTTCCACCGGTCACCGCTTTCAGCTGTAATGTGAGAGTGACAGGATTTACATAAAGACATTAGGTTACTTGTTTCATTGCCTCCACCTTTGGATAGAGGGAGTATGTGGTGTACTTCCTCAGCTGGAGTGAGTAGACCTTGTTTCTTACATTCTTCACAGAGGGGATGCGATTTTATATACCTGTCCCTGATTCGTTTCCAAGACCTGCCATACCTTTTGTTAGAGTCAGGGTGTCTTTGGTATTTGTTGTAGTTTTTGTTCATTAAACTCTTATGTTTTTCACAATATCTAGCCTCAGATACTTCAGAACAGCCAGGGTGGGAGCAGGGTCTCTTAGGTTTTCTTGGCATTCAATCACCTCGATTCTTATAATAAAAAAACCTCCACAGATTTCTGTGAAGGTTTTAAATACATTTTCCTAATTATAATAATATCAAAAAAATCTAATGAAAAATAGTGAAATTCACTGCAAACTTTCTATAGGCGGGATTTCTTTTAAGGCTGCACCATGTAAATTATAGATGTTTCTAACACTGTAACCCATTTCAACAGCGATTTCCTCCCAGGTTTTAAAACAAAGGTAACGAAGTTCTAATACCATTTGATATTCGGAATTGGGAACAGCCTTAACTATATTTACTATACTTACCTTTAAGTCTATTAATTTATCAATGTCCTTATTTATCTCATGCTGCAAATCTATTATCCTGCATATGACATCCTCCATTTTAGAAGTTGAACTACTTGGGTTCTTTGGCATATCGGAAAGAGTAGAAGAGGCTTTCATTGCCAGTTCATTCAGTGAAGCTACCTGCTCTAGTTTACTGTTTATTCTTTGGTCAAGGCGATAGGCTTTACTAAGATATTCTTTAGCTGTCATCATACTACCTCCTCATTAAGTTTGCGGATAAGAATCTCCGGGTCTAATGCAGTAAGGTATGTGTACCAGTTGGAACGGAAGAACTGCTCGACTTCCTGTTTTGTATTCAAAGCAATTCTGCTTATTGGATGTTTCTTAAGTTTTATCAATGCATTGCGATAATCTTTAACCGCCTGTAAAATAATTGCATTTGCTAAATCTTCATATTTATCATCCATGGTTTTTACCTCCTTGTAGGTTTACCCTAACAGCATCTATTAAGGCAGCTTGTGTACTATCTTTATTTTTAAGTGCCTTAATTACTCGTTCATCAATTGTGTCTTTAGCTATTAGATGATGGATAACAACCGAATCTTTCTGCCCTTGTCTCCAGAGTCTTGCATTGGTTTGTTGGTAGAGTTCAAGACTCCAGGTAAGACCAAACCATATAAGGGTAGAGCCACCAGCTTGTAGATTAAGTCCATGGCCTGCAGAGGCAGGGTGGATAATTGCAACAGGAATTTCACCCTTATTCCATCTTCTTATTGAGTCAGCACTGTCTAAGCTTTCAACTGAAAATCTTTCAGAGATTCGTTTTATATCATGTTTAAACCAGTAAGCTATTTAAACAGGTTTACCATTAGCTGCTTCTAACAAATCCTCTAAAGCATCCAGTTTACGGTCGTGTATATTAACTACTTCACCACACTCATCATAGACAGCGCCATTTGCCATTTGTAAGAGCTTATTTGATAAGGCAGCAGCATTGGCTGCAGTGATTTCATCATCTTTTACTGTGGTTACTAATTCTTTTTTCATATCATCAAGGATTTTCATTTCTTTTTCAGAAAGATTAACTTGTACTTCATTTATAACGAGTTCCGGTAGTTTAAGATAATCAGAACCTTTCATGCTTATGGTAATGTCTGAAATCTTTTTATATATTGCATCTTCTGCTCCTGGCTTAGGTTTGTATGAAAATATGATCTGTTGGTTTCTTTTATCTGGTACAAAGTAGTCATCTCTGTACCTTCCTATAAATCTACCAAGCCTTTGACCTAAGTCCAAAAGTCTAAACTCAGCCCATAAATCCATGAGTCCATTACTGGCAGGAGTACCAGTTAAGCCTACAATCCTTTTAATCTTTGGACGAACTTTCATTAATGATCGGAAGCGTTTAGCCTGATAATTTTTGAATGATGATAGCTCGTCTATAATTATGGTGTCAAAGTCAAAGGGAAGCAAGCTATCTTCTACAAGCCACTTAACATTTTCACGATTTATAATGTAGATATCAGCTTGTTTCATAAAGGCAGCTTTCCTTTCCTTTTCACTTCCGACAGCAACTGAATACATTAAGCCTTTAAGATGGTCCCATTTTTCAATTTCAGTAGGCCATGTATCTCTGGCAACTCTCAAGGGTGCAATGATTAAGATTTTGTGGATTTCAAAACTATCAAATAAAAGATTACTTAAGGCTGTTAAGGTTATGACTGTTTTTCCTAACCTAAGCCCATATCCAAAAATACTGCTGATATTGGTTTTGTTTCAATGTATTCAGTTGCATATCGCTGGTAATCGTGGGGTATGAACTTCATCTGGCATCACCTCCTAAGATACTTCTAATTATTTGTTCTATATCTTTTTCATCGTCTAAAACGAATACTTTAAATCCAAGTCCTATAAGGAGTTTATGTCTTGATAGTTGTAGAGGACGAGGTTTTATTCCATTTCTTTTAACTTCCACAAATCCAATCTTTCCTTTTGGAAGAAGGATAAGTCTGTCAGGCATTCCATCAAGTCCTGGGGAGGTAAATTTCGGACAAATGCCACCCAGTTTTTTGACTTCTTTTATAAGCTTTTGTTCAATGAACTTTTCTTTTAGCATCATTAAAGCCTCTATTTTTCAACATATTTTTAGGATAATGTAGGTCTATGAAGGTCATCTATATAACTATATATAGATTTATTTTTTAAATTATTTTTTTATATATAAAAGTTTGAATAGAGACCTTCATAGACCTACACTTTGTGTAAATTTCAACATTTGTTCAGCTACATAAAATCCGATTTTAATCTTAGTCCTTTAATAAAAACTCCGTTTGATGTTCTCTTTCGCCCAAAACCGTATGACTCCAATGCTGTATAGAAGTCAGCAGTACTTCTTGAAAATTCACCTAGCCTTAAGCAAAATGCCCTGTATTCACTATAGACTTCACCTGATTTGGCTGTATAGCTTCCATCAACTTCACAACATTCCAGTAGGAAGTGGGAGAGCCAGTTATTGTTTTCCCTATAAATATCAATTGCATCTTTAACTTTTTTAGGTGGATTAACATTGTAATCATCATCAATAACTTTTTTTGCACCCTCAATTATCCAAGTAAGAATAGCGCCACCTGAATTTTCTATTAGGTAGTCCGTATAATTCTTAATATCTTTATTTCCTTCAATCTTTGCTTCAAAAGGAATCACGATAAGCCTTCGCCAAGTCCCCTCATCAATAGCCCCTACCTTTGGTAGATGGTTGGTATATAGCACAAGTGTATGAGTTGGAATATAACTAAAAGGATCCTTATATTTTTTCTCTGCATATATTTCATCAGTAGAACAAAGTTGTTTAATATTTGATGTATTAAGTCTCATGCCTTCTTCAAGCTCTGCTGCTATAAGGAGTCTTTTTCCCTTTGCTTCAGCAAGCTCAGGTTTAACATTCCGTCTACACCCTACGGTTAAAATGTCCGCTGATATATTGCCACTATAGGAGCCAAGAGTCCTTGCGATAGCATTCCAAAATGTCGATTTACCATTACGGCCTTCTCCGTAGGCTATGATTAAGGCCTCAACATAAACTTTTCCTATTGAAGCAAGCCCTACGATCCTTTGCACATATTCAATTAGTTCTTTATCTTTACTAAAAAACACATCAAGGGCATCTAGCCATTTATCCATTCCTTTATCATTTGGAGATACAGCAGTCTGCTTTGTAATAAAGTGGGAGTGACTAGGTTCTATACTTGAATTAATACCTTTCCGAAGATCGAAGGTAGCCTCTGGTGTATTTAATAAGAAACCATCATTATCAAGGTCTTTAGGTAAAATCTCAAGCATTGGCTGTGATTCTTTTAATGCTGAATAAATCTTTTTAGAATCCCTTCTTGTAATTACATACTTTTTATAGGCCATAGCATTTTCATATCTTTTAAATGATTTATCCTGATCTTCATCAAAGTCCTGAACTGCTCCTTTAGTTCCTTTTTCCATAACAATGTCTAAAGCACCATTGCTAGTCATTTCATTTAAGGCGTTGTTTATTTCAATTTCCGCCTCTTTAAGTTGCCTGGTAGTTAACTCCTGTGCAATAGCTTGTGCTTTGGGTTTAGATTCCTCCCAAAAGCCACCGTTATAAACTAAGAAATCAGTGGAAGGGGAATACCTGAGAGTTTCTTTATATTCATTAGAAAGAATAACGGCTTGGCCTACGTCTGAAAAGTCACTGGGCTTAAGCTTTATTTCACCACCATAATCCTCTGGAGGAATATATCCTTCTTGTGAAGATACTCTTGTGCTAAAATTTACTGCACTGCGCCATATTAGATTTAGCTCATTTTCATCAAGTGGAGGATTACATTTTTCTGCTTCCTTTTGAAAGAGTGCATAGGCTTCATCTGTATTTCCAAGACGAACTAACACTCTTCCTGCATAGCGAGACATTGTACTATTTCTTGTACCTTCTGGAACTTCATCTTTAGTAGCATCCCAATTTTCAAAAGAGATGGAATCTAAATATTCTTCAATACTTTTGCTACCATCATGAATTTCTATGTTTGGGGTGTCAGTACCAAAAATAAACCTAGCACTATCAAGGGCATTATTATCAAAATAGGAGAAAGCAGCAGCTATTTTTTGTTTCAACTTTGCGTACTCTGCTGAATCAGTAATTTCCTTAATCATAAAATAAATATGAAACCTAGGCCTTGGAGTTCTGTTGCCTTTTTGATTCATATGATTTCTACTGTAGGCAGCTATAAAAGGAATGTCCTCAAAAGTTTTAGCCACATCATCAACAGAAACCCAGTCCTTTGGATTATCTGAATGGTCGTTATCACAATCAAGTACAGCATTATCAGCCTTAATAAAGTTGGTAGTGTTTCGGTAATTATTTTTAAAATTGGCTGAAACATGATCATATTTAATTGCATCTATCATTGATGCTTTATCTGTAATTAAAACTTTTTTAGGATAGACACAGTTTGAAAGATTACCTGAACTATTTGATGCATACAATGTAAAGCTAATCATTCTGCAACCTCCATGCACCTATCATTAAAGTATCTGATTGGCATACCACGTTTCTTTGCCTTAGCAATTTCTATTGCCATCCCTTTGGAAACTTTATCAAAGACCCATAGTTCTTCGCATTTACCAAGAAGAATAAGTGCAAAGCGAAGTCCAAGCTCTCTTTCTTCCACATCTTCATCATCTAAGAACTGCGGGTAATGCAGATGAGGAGCTAGGGGGATATATCCTTTGCTTACTGCTAATCTACAGTAACCTTGTGCTTTTCTTGTATTTCTTTCTATATCACCAGAGAAGGGAGAAGCGATATACACAAGGGGGAGGTAGTCTTTCTTTTCTTTCTTAATAATATTTGTTAAGGCTTTGTATGGAGTCGGGTCGTAGTAGCCCTCTGAATTAAATTTGTTTATTTTCAATTTGATTTTCCTCCTTTTGAGTCTTTTCATAAGCCTTGTAGGAAGTCATCTGATAATTTAGCCAGGAACTAAACCTGGATTTGGAGTCTGCAATCTCTTTAGTGTACTTATCATTTGTCATCGGTTCTTTCATCTGACTGCCACCCCCAATCTTGATTTACTACAATCTGGACAATAAACTGATGTGCCATAAAGGTCACTTTCCCCATCGCTGAATAGTTCTGCTATGTCTATTTCAACTTCACAGCCACATTCAGGGCAGATACAAAAGACATTGTCATCGTGAAGCTCAACTGTAACATCAACAGAAGGACTTACTTTTTCCTTTACATAAAACATAAAAACACCTCCAAAATTAATAGGCAGGTAGTGCCCTTATTATCTAAAGGACAGTACCTGCCAAAATCCGTAGTGATTATTAATCTTTTTTATAAAAATAACTTTCGAAGCCTTCTGCTCGAAGTTTTAAGCCTTTTGCCCAAGGAGGAGTCTCACACATTATTTCGCATATGCTATCTACATCTATATGTTTTTCAGCTTCAATAATGATCTCATCATGGATATGCATTACTATAGAAAATTGTCTTAGGTTCTCCATAGCATAGCAGAGGATGTCACGGCTAATTGCTTGTACAATATTTTCCACAAATTTAGGTCCATAGGACTGGATTCGTTCCCATTTTTTAGTTGATCCAATGCCTTCATAAGATACACAATCAGAGTCAAATTGATTTAATTCTATACGAGGCTTTACATAAGATAGATGTCTACCAGAAGGAAGCCTAATAAAGAGCATTCCACTCTGATAAGAAAATATTATTCCATGGGTTTTAGTTGTAGTTCTTTCCCTAACAGCTTTTATTGTAGCTCTGTCAACATCCCACCAGAAACTTACGATATTTGGATTGGCCATTCTCCAGGCATTAACTAAGGGTTTGAGTTCATCCTCAGCTAAACCCATATCAAGAGCACCCATGGCTCTTAAGGCTCCAACGGATCCACCGTAGCCACATGCCAAATCTGCTACCTTGCCACGTTGGCGCGCGGAACCCTTTTTATCAATTTTCTCAATAGGAATCTGAAACATTTGACTTGCAGTAGCGGTATATAAATCCTCTTTTCTATCGTAGGCATCAAGAACCCATTTTTCACCTGCAAGCCAGGCTAAGACAACCCTTTCAATAGAAGAGAAGTCTGCAACTATAAATTTATGATCATCTTTGGGAATGAAAGAGGTACGAATCATTTCACTCAGCACCTCTGGTATGGATTCATAGAGCATTTCCAAAGCGGTTAAATTATTTGTACGAACTAATTCTCTAGCTTCAGAGAGATCAGACATTTGATTACGGGGTAGGTTCTGTGGCTGTAAAATCCGCCCTGCATATCGCCCTGTACGGTTTGCACCATAAAATTGAAACATTCCTCTGGCACGACTGTCGGAGCAGACGGCATTTTTCATCGCTTGATATTTCTTAACTGATGATTTTGCTAATTGCTGCCTGAGAGTCAATACTTCAGATAAATTATCTGAGGAGGTTTTAAGTAATTCAGATACAACCTTTTTCCCTAAGGTTTCTGTTTCGAGACCATTATCTCCTAGCCATACTTTTAGTTGCTGCACAGAGTTTGGATTTTCAAGATTAGTTAAATCTTTCATTTCACTTATTAACTTAGAGCGGGAGTATTCATCAATTTCAATAGCATAGCTTATAAATGTTGAATCTAAGGCAATGCCTCTATCATTGATTTGCTGGTCTAGATGATATTCGTCCCATATATTTTCAGGTACAGGAAACTTTGAGAGTTTCATATGGATGGCATTTTCAACTTCCACATCTCTTTTATTATATTCTTTAAAAGTGGACCATTTGTCCAAATCATGTATTGGTAGGTTTCTAATTCTTTTACCATTGGATAGAGTAGGCTTACAAGGAGTACAGAAGTACTTGATTAGATCTTTTCCTTCTTTAAGTTTTTGTTTCTCAAGCCCTAATACTGCACCAACACCTTCAAGGGAGAGAGGAAGTCCCATATAGGCTGACCAAATCATAGTGCATCTAAAGGATTTAGGATGTAGATATTCTCCAGTAGGAAGTCCAACCCATCTTGATAAACATATTCGTTCAAAATTAGCATTAAATGCCCATTTGATTATATTAGGATCAGTAAGAGCATTTATGATTTCCTCTGGTATCTTTTCACCGATAGCCAAATCAACAACTTTAACTTCATCGCCATCAATGGAGTATGCAAATAAAAGAATTTCAAAGTCTGAGGATTCAACATATCTATAAACTCCAGATTTAGAAAGGTTAACACTACTAAAGGTTTCAATATCAATTTCTAATGTTTTCATTAAATTCTCCTTATCTATATAGAAGTAGAGCAGCAAGAGAAATCTTGCTGCCCTGAATTATTTTATGAAAGGAAATCATCATCTGCATCAGTGGTGAAATCATCCTCAGCTCTTGTTCTTCCACCAAGAGACTCTCCATCACGTATCTTTTGTAGATTATTTAAGCCACAAGCGATTCCTTTATTTCCATTACTGTTAAAGGCATAGAGACTTATACTAGCTCTGCCATAAACACCACTATAAACCTCAGACCTTTCAAGAATTGGTTCAAGATTTGCGTCTACAATACCAGGTGCAGTTGCTGAGTTAGCATTAATAAAATATGAGTCAGCGTAGTCAGGATCATCAGGCCTCTCAAGGTCGCCATCTCTCAGCGGCTGCTTAATAGTCGATAGGGCAGGCACTGTTTTACCATTTCCTTTTAGTTTTGATTGACCTTCATTGTAAGCGGCTTCAATGGCAGCTTTTATCTTGTTTACAGTTTTTGTATCGGATTTAGGGATAATCAAGGATACAGAAAACTTTGGTGTACCGCCATTGATGGATTTTGCTTCCCATACATTTGCATAGGACCAACGAGTATTAGGACCAGTTATAACTTTCATAGGGTTTTGATTTACGTTTTTAGACATAATTTCCTCCTTAAATTTCATTAAAATCATCTGCTGCTGTATTAATAGCAGTTCGTTTATCACTCTCTGGAACGAGAGTAGGTTTGCCATTAGGTTTTTCTACTAATTCAGAAAGAAGTTCTGAGAACTTTGCTTTTCCCAGGGTCTTTTCCATAGCCGTAATACCTTTAATCTTGTGTTCATATGGGTCAAAGCCTGAAGATTTAACTACTTCAGCTACGGCATCTTCGTTAATATACTTACGGTTGCTTCTACCTTCGACCAATTTCCAGCCTTTCCACTGCTTTCCTTGGATAGCAGTCTGTAGAGCATAATCTTTTATAGCTGATGCCCAGGATACTAAATCATCAATTTTACCTAAGATTTCTTCGATGTCTTCATCTTCTAAGATAGGTGGTAGTGAGAATTCATACCTAGCAAGTTCAAGATTGAATTCAGCTCTAGCTCGGCATTCATGCTTAATCTTACAGAACATACACCAGTCACCAGATTTAAATTCTCCATTCCCCTCATAGGCAAGTTTAGCTGTTGGTATTAGAATTTCATCAGCCCAAGTATAGAGTTCTTCTTTTGAAAGAGTGAAGGTGCTGATGTTTTCTCTTCTAGGCTGATATACGGTCATGGATACAGTATTGATTTCATATAGGAAGTCGAATAATTCCAAAGCTCCAAGTGCGTACAATTTCAATTGGGGATTTTCATATGAATCTACTAGAATCCCTTGGCCATGCTTATAGTCACAAATGTGCAAGGTATCATCAGAAACAATAACGCAGTCACCTGTACCAAACCCTCCTTCAGCATATTTAGAGTAATCAAGCTTTTGCTCTATAAGGATTAATGGATCAGAAGATTCCTTTTTTACGTTTTCTAAGAGTTCTAGAATATAAGTGGAATAGTCTGTTGCACATTCTTCCATTTCTTCGTTATAGTAGCTCAGGTTAGCTGTAGGGTCTTTTGCTTCAATGCCAAGTGCAGATTTAAGTTTGTACTCACATAGGGTATGGGCATCAGTTCCTTCGGCTGCATAACTACTTACCTTGTCTCCATACGGCTGGCTAAATCTAGTTGATTGAGGACAGTTTAACCAGCGATGACTTGAAGAAGCAGAGAGAAAGGCATGATTACCCATTGCCTAACACCTTCACTTCTTCTAATAGGTCATGGTATTTCTCAGGTTCGATTTCACTTAGCTTATTAGCACCATATTTCTCTAGTAAGGATTTGATTTCGCCGGTGTATCCACTACGGGATTTTTCTGCAAGAACTCTTCTGACCGATTCTAAGGTTAATGTTTCTTTACTCAGTGTAGGTGGTTCTGGAGTTTCAGTTACTTCTTCTTTAAAGCTACCTGTGCCAGAAAATAAGTCTGTAAGAGAGTCAGCTACAGATAGAAGTAATTGAGCTGCAGTTTTCAATTCATTTACGGTTTGAGATAGTTCATTCATTTTACTCATAAAATTTACCTCCTTTCAGATTTTTTTAAGGAATATTGCCCCTCACTTTCTAAAGGACAGTGAGGAGCAGAATCCGTAGTGAAAATTTATTATTTATCTAAAAAATCTTTAAGGTCTTTATCTAAGAGTAGTTTCTTACGAAGTTGTAGCTCTTTGTACCTAACTCCATCAACAGTAATCTTGAATTTTTCAGCGATAACTTTTTTCTTTTCCTTATTTAATAGGAAATTAAAAAGTTCTTTTTCTTCAGGATTTAGCTTGTCTACTGCTGAAGCAATGATTGAAAGAAAGTCTTTATTTTCAAGAATTTCAACTATATCTTGAGTGTCATCAATCGGGTCAAAAGTACTTACCATTTCACTGCTGCTATCATTTGTCCAAGTCTTGTCCATTTCAACGGTACGACTGGTGTTTTTCCTGTTGCATCTATCACAGTCTTGGTCGCAATTAGTAGTGTCTTTCCAAACACAAGAGAACTTCTTATGTTTATAGCGTTCTTCACGCTTAAGGCTTGTATCATTTGAACGGTGAACGTTCTCCCCGAGTTCGCTTCTTTCAAGTCTTACAGCATAACCTGCTTCTAGGTCATAGAACCATCTTTGTTTAAAAGGATTAGTCTCTGTTGGCTGTTCTGCAGGGGCAAAGCAAGCCTTTCTGCTGACAGGGATGTATTCACCTTTTTCATTTTGAGCATAGTATTTTTCATAATATTTACTTTGGTAGTTTTTCATTTTCTTGGCTCCTTTGGTTTTCAAATTTTTCAACTGTGTTTATTGATTTTGAAAACCAAAGGGTGGGCCACGAGCAAAAAGATTGAGATTTATAATCCTCTGTTCCAAACTAATTGACATAAAAATAGCTCCTTTCTCAGATGAGAAAAGAGCATGGAAATAAGCCTAAAAACTCACCGTTTTTTTTATTAGGTGAGCCATTAGGCTACTAACTTTTAGTTCTATTCTTAATTTACCTCATAAAGTGGACGTGCAGTAGGACACATCATGTCCTCTTTGTTTGGCTATAAATACACAAAAAAAGAGTCATATATAAATCCTTAATAGGACTTATACATGACTCGTGTGTTCTTAAGCATAAAAAAACGGACATCCTATGCCCGCTTTATAAAAAAATATTTTTTATTTTATATTTTAGCACCCTTATCCAATAAGAAACATCTTATTTCATCCATTGATTTTGGATAAAGATGCGTCAATGCAAAGTTATACCATATATGACTTTCATTACGAAAGTTAAGTGAATGAGGAGACTGATTAATTATATGATTGCTAATATGGGGAGGAAGGTGCAGTGCTAGGCATATAGCAACCAAAGTAGTAATTGATCCTTTGGTCTCGCCATTGATAATACGTCTGACTGTACGTTCGTCCATGAGTATTCTTTCTCCTAACTCCTCATTTGTAATATCTCTCCACTTGCGTACTAATTCAAGACATCCACAATAATCTGTTGTCAACTGCCTATAAATGTGATTTTCCTCAATAAGGGTATTCTTAAGTAGCTCTTTCTGCTTCTCTGGAGTAGCAAACTGATATCCATCTTTATATGTAATGTCAAAACTCACAGAGGAAGTTTCATCTCTATTTAGAAAACATTCACTATAATATCTATCCTTAACCCCCGATTTGATTGTTAATTCAAATATTAAGCAGCATTCATCCATATGGGTTCTTGCATAATCAGTTAATACAGTCTCATCAAATAAATCCTGAGATAAATATTTTGGATGATTTAGCACAAAATGAGAATCTACATATAAGTAACTACCATCACTAATATGTGTTTTAAACTCCTCATTTGTAAGGCTTTGTATTGCTGCATCCTCAGCGCTTATTGAAAAGGTCTGGTTTCTTTCGAGAGCACCCTTCTTAAAACTATGTGGTTTGACATAGCGGCCATCAATATATGTGAAAGTCCCAATAGCTTCTTCATAACCCGCATCAATCATCCGTATTTTTGCTGCAAGTCGTGAAACGCCAAAGAAAACAGCTAATGAATCAATAACAGGTTCAATTACATCTAAAGTTTCAGTTGTTCCAAGTTCCGTGCGGTATTGCTTAATATATTTAAATGCCATGGTTTTAAACATAGCAAGGGGCATTTGAATCCTTGGAGTTAGGGCATTAGCTTGCCATTCCATCCAGTCAGTAGCATCTCTGTTATTACCTTTAATACCTCCAACAACCTGGCACTTAATTCGTGAAGCGCTGCTGTTGTATAAACGTTCTAATTCAAATGCCTTTCTATGCAAATCCCAATGAACACACTCATGCACAATGGTATTATTCACCGACCCTAGATTACGAAGGAAGTATGCTTTTGGGTCAACAATGATAGTTCGTTCATCAACATGTGTCTGCACCATTTCATCACTATCTTCATCGTAAAATTCTGCATCACATTCATGAAAATATAACTGACCAAAGATAGAGAAATCCTTCGTAATCTCTCTCAATTTCACTGTAAGACCCATTTTTTCTGCCAACACTTGTGGTTCAACTGCCATTGGGGTTATTAATGCTTCTGGGTAATGTTTGCGTAGGAAGTCTGTAGCAATAGATTCTAACTGTTCCTTATAAATTATTGGAACAAGAGAGTCTGACATTGGGTTGGGTTGTTTACTTTTACTTGTATACTCAGTTACACTGGTGATTGTGAAGTCATCCAAATTACAATCTAAATCTCCTATGCATCTTAGCATAAACCACTGCCTGCAATTTTCAGATTCATCATAACGGTAATTTGACTCCCTAACTTCAAATTCAGCTTCAACAACAACATCAAATTCAATTTTCATATCAGGTAAATCATTTACAGATATAAATTTAATTTCTACATCTGATAATTCTATCAGGCCTATATTTTTAACTCTGTATAACCGTAAGGCAATATTGTTGTAGTTATCTGAGATGTAATTTTGAATGGTAGCAAACATCTCATTATAGAATCTTTCTGCCACGTAATCTTGAAAAGAACGATTACCCGCCAAGGCATTACCCCCTCATCATCAATTAGTTTGATATATAGTTTGCATTATTTCAATTTCCTAAAACTATTGCATCTGTTAGTAATTTAAAAACTATAGAAGATTTAAGTCATTGATTGGTTATCTTTTATAGTATAATTGCAATATTTTATTTGGTTTGTAATTATACACTGATATGCCAAGTAACACGCTACTTTTTAAGTATAAACTTTTGAACATTAAAACAAAACTATTTAAATGGTGAGAAATATCCTGGAAAATCATCAACAGAAATTTGATTTTTCATCAAAAGTTCACTTGCTTTCATCATGGTTGAATTAGAATAATCTAGAAAGTAGTCATCATTTATCAGGTTTATTGGTGTGTTTGTCCAATAATGGACTGCTAGTGCTAAGATACTAATTGTCTTAATTTCTATCCCTAAAATTTCTTTAATATCTGATATTACGTTCCAATAATCTGTTCTTTTATTTGGAAGATCCCAACAGATAACTAGAGGTACAATAGTATTTGAAAATTCTTCTTTTCTCATTTTTAGAACTGCATAATCGTCTAAAAGATTTCTCGGTGCATCTAAAATTGCTGAAGAAGGTATTTCAATTTCAACTACAGACATATAATCTGAAAATTTGATAAGAGCATCAAATCGTTCACTATTATCACCTTTCCTTGGAAAATATACACTTGCTTTAAGCCCTGAAAAAAACAATTTAATTAATTCATTTTCACCATTTGGAGTTAATTTTACAATTGAAATAGAGTCACGTAGCCTTTCCATTTTTTTAAACAAAGGTAACTCATTACATACTAGATTATTAATAGGTGAGGCTTTTTCCGTTTCAGCATTTGATAATTTTTCAAAAATCTTAACTTTCAAATTTGATTACTCCTCTCTTATCTTTAAAGTCTGATACATCATAGTATTTTTTAGTTTTCAAACAGTAAAAGGAAGCGCGTATCAAAGCTTCAATACTCAAAATAGCAACATTAAGCCTATATACACTATATACTTCTTCGATTAATTTATGAACTTCTGATCTATCATTAGGGATATTGAACCCACAAGCAAATGAGCTTATTTCAAAAGCTGTTGGGTAAGGCTTTCTAGCCAGTAAGAGTATTTTATTTTCAACTGCTTGTCTGATAGCTTTAACTGATATCATTTCTTCCTCAGTTGGAGATTTGACTTCAACTGGAATAGAAAATTTGTCATCAGGAATCATTACATCGTATCTCATGTTATTATTTCCTGCAGGAGGTGCAAAAGCATCTTTATTGAAAATGTATCCAAGTAGATTTGCAACTAATGGATAAAAATCAGATTGCTTCATAAACTTTATATCGTCTATAAACAAACTAACAGCAATATCCTCATTTGAGTTTGCCTCCTTGATTCTCTTTTGAAGCATCCTGCTCATGATTTCATCTTTAGATAGCACAGACCCTCTTGCTTCAACTGACGATTCCTTTTTAAGTGGAAGTAAACTTATATTAGTTATCACTTCAATTTTCCTATGCTCCAATCCTCCCTCAAATGAGTTTTGTGGTAGCACAACATCTAATTCTTCCTTTGAAAAATATTGATAGGGTGAAAATAAAATATCTTTGTTTTGATCCCCTTTAGCTAAACGAGTTAAAAAATCCTTATGTTTTACTAATTCTTCTTCAACTTCAAAACCTGCACGTTTAAACATATGTAATAATGCAATCTCAGAAATTATTTTTGTTGAGGTTTCATTAATATTTAGCGTATTTCCATTAATATTAATAGAATTTTTTATTAAGTTGACAGCGTTTACACCTTTTTCAGTCAACACTAAAAAAGGTGCAGATACTCCGTATATCTTGAGATTCTCTTTTTGAAACCACCCAGTAAATTCTAACGATGATATGACAAATCGAGTTAAATTACGCACCGAGTTAGGTTGCATGTTATTTAAATCTGCCAATTTTTGAATTTCATGATTTAAGACTCTTACCTTACCTGAATTTCGAATATTCTTTAGGTATTGAATTTTTTTACTTACTTCATCATCTGAGTATCCATTTATTAAGTTCATAGGTCCCAATAAAATTTCATCTCTATTAATTTTTCCATCTAGTTTTTCAGCAAAAATTAGCATATTAACAAATGGCTTATTCACATCTTTAAATTTTACATCAAGAATATTATTGGGATAAGCAATTCCTAGCAAGCATTGTTCAAATAATGATTTTGCTCCATCTCCTGATAAAGCAACATGTAGCCCCAAATAAGTAAAGTTGAAGTTTAAAGCTTTATCACCAGATGAAATCCAACCTAAAAATCTAAAAAGTTCTGCATAACTTTTTGCTTGCATTTTCATTGATTTTCTAGAATCATCTTTTATAAGATAAGAACGCTTTAGAGCTTCATCGCCAATGTAACCAGAGGAACTCGCTAATTGTTCTCTTGCAAAAAATTCTGCAATGTTATCTAAATCAAAGAATTCTAGATTTGAAAAATCAACATACATTTTTTTAAAGTTATCGATTAATATGCTCATATCGGAAATAGGGTTTCTAAAACGTATCATATTATTATTCTCCTCGTTTCATATTAAATTCTATTATTTTTATAAGCGAAAAAGCAGACATAAATATTTATTCTGTAATACTTTACCTTAAAGTAAAAATTTTGGAAATCGGGATAGAACAAAATACTTTATTCTCGTGAAAGAGAGATACAGTCCTGTTTTCCAACAGAACCGTAAAAGAAATATGTTTTATTAAAATGTTTTAAATTTTGTTTAGCCTACTGTTCGCTACATCACACCATTTCTTCTCCAATTCTATACCAATCCATTTTATTTTATGACCTTTTTTATTTAGTTTCTCGCAGCATACACCTAAAGTACCTGATCCATGGAAAGGGTCTAGAATTATACCTTCATACATATTTTCCTCATTTTTAGGACAAAATGCTTTTATTAGCTCCATTATCAGTGCTTCTGGTTTTTGAGTAGGATGGGCTGTTTTTTCATCCTGGTACAATTTCCCAGCAAGGGTTGGAAAGCCCCATACATCGCCCCTCATTGCACCTAGAGGATTTGGTTTCCACTCCATTCTTTCACCTTTTGAATTTTTATAGTAGACTGGATTTTTAAGTCGATCAGTACTTTTATAGGGGACTCTTACGTCATCTACATTATAGGTCCATTTTTTTTCTGATTTCGAAAACCATAAAAATGGTTCATATTGAGTTACAGGTGATGTACGTAGTCTGCTGAATCCATTTTCATAATACCATATGTTTAATCTTCTATAATGAAGGCCCGCTTCATACATTAGTGTTTGAATAAATCCAATATAATGATGAATTCCGAACCATACTATACTTCCATTAGGTTTCAACAAATCTCTACATTTCTCTATTCTCTGTTTAGAAATATCTAAAAAATCATTAAGACTTAACTTATCGCTATCATTTCCAAAATCTTTATTCAAGTTATACGGAGGATCTGTTAACACCAAATCTACCTTTATACCTTTTTCTATCATTTCTTGTAAAATCGCATCTGAATCTCCATTTATAATTTTACTATATTCCATACGCCCTCCTATTTTTTAGGTTTGTCTTTACGAAATATTAAGACATATTGATGGTGAATATTCTCCACATAAGCAAAAGGATATCCATACGGAAGTAAGCTTTTATGATTCTGAATTAATACCTTAACGCCTTGTAACATCATTGTATAGCCATCTGTAGTTTTTCGCTTATTTATAGTTTGAATAAGGTCACTATGGAAGCTTATAAACTCTGATTTATTCCTAAAGTCTGAAACTATCATACACATGTATTTCCTAGGAATTAATACTCTTGCGCACTCCATAAACACATCATTTACCAAAACATTTAGGAAAGTATCATAATCCTCAAGATTACCCAAGTCATTCTCATCATTATCAGAATAGTTAGTCGCTAAATTATTTGCTAGTCTTTCTTTTTTTACCTTATGATCAGCTTTTTTATTTAATATTGACCAGTATGGGGGGCTAGTAATCATGAAATCAAAAGATCCTGTTTCAAGATTCTTTAGTACCTCTCTAGAATCCCCGTTTATAAATTCATGTTTATTTGATGCCCCTTCTTTAATCTCTTTTTCCAATCTTTGTATAGCCAAGTCATGCCATTGACTTGATAATTCGATACTTGTGCAAATTCTTCCCTCTAATTCACAAGCTTTGGCAGTCGATCCTACTCCACCAAATGGGTCTAGAACTCTCTGCCCAGATTTGGTGAAAAAAGTAATTAAGTGGGCAACATCTTGAAACGAGTAAGGTGCAGGGTGTTGTCTCTCAATTTGCGCATGAGGATGTTTTGCACCAAGTCCTTTTTGATAAAAAAAACTCTTAGTCTCTGGTAACCATTCGGTACCATTTAAATCATTTAATTTATTCCTTGGATCTACTTCTTTCTTTTCAGATTCCTGGTTCAGTGTATCTTCTAAATCATCCGCATTTTTCTTTTTAGAAGGGTTTTGTGGGGCCTCAAATGTTTTGCTAGATTCTTTAAATTTTTCTAATTCTTCTATAGAGAACCTCCTTTGCCCTCCTGGTGTTTTCGAAGGATTCAATACCCCTTGATCAATCATACGATATACAGTTGAAGTGCTAACACCTAGTATTTCTGCTGCTCTTTTTGTTGTTACTAAATTTTTATCATTCATCTATTAAGTCCTTTCAAGAATATTTCTTTTTTATCATACCACATACTTCAACACTTATCAACATTTATCAACTTTATTCATTTTATATTCTTACTACTTTAGAGTGGTTAAAACATAAAATTAAAATAACATAGTTAAGGTTGACTACTCTCCCTTAACTATTCTATATTACCATAAAAAAACCGACAATAGGGAGTATCTACTGGCCCACAAGAAACTAAAACTCCTGAAAATATTGTAAATAAACTATCTTCAGTGATTTAACAATTATTTATTCGATAACAGACAACTTGGCCAAACATGTGGAGTATTAGAAAATACTTGATTAAACTTTTAATTTTTTATATACCTTTTAATTACTTGTTTTACTAGATTATAGGGGGTATGCATTTCATATTTAAAAAATATAAGTATCTTAAAATTCCAAATATCTAGTAATGATAAAAGGGCACGAAAATTGAAAGGTGTTGTTAAAGTCTGAATTTACACAACTTTTAAGAATTGCATTGACTAAATAGTCTATATAATTGTATCAAAGACGGTACGAACATAGACCCCTGCTGTGGCTCTGGTGGCATGTTTGTTCAGAGTGAAAAATTCTTAGAGGAGCATCAAGGTAAATTAACAGACTTGGCAATATACGGTCAAGAGTTAAACGCTACTACATGGAAGCTTTGTAGAATGAACCTTGCAATTAGAGGATTAGATGGCAATATAGGACCTGAGCATGCAGATACATTTCACAATGATATACATAAAAATGTAAAAGCAGACTATATACTTGCAAATCCACCATTTAATATAAGTGATTGGGGTGGAGAGCAGTTAAAGGAAGATGTGAGATGGGCTTATGGCATACCACCAGCCGGTAATGCAAACTACGCATGGCTTCAGCACATGATTTATCACTTGTCACCAAATGGAGTTGCAGGAGTTGTTCTTGCTAATGGAGCATTAAGCTCTAATACTTCAAATGAAGGTGAAATAAGAAAAAATCTTCTTGAAACAGAATCTGATCTTGTAGATTGTATAGTAGCAATGCCTGATAAGCTTTTCTACTCTACAGGAATACCAGTATCTTTGTGGATTCTTAATAGAAATAAAAAAGGTAATGGAAAACATAGAAATAGAGAAAATGAAATACTGTTTATAGATGCAAGACAGCTTGGACAAATGGTTGACAGAAGACATAGAGAACTAAATAATGAAGATATCAAAAAAATATCAGATACATACCACAATTGGAGAAATGTTGGTGGTAGTTATGAGGATATAAAGGGCTTTTGTAGCTCAGCAAAACTTGAAGAAGTAAGACAACATGAATATGTACTAACACCAGGCAGATATGTAGGTATAGAAGACGTAGAGGATGACGGAATACCATTTGATGAAAAGATGGAAGAGATGACAAGTGAACTAGCTAAACTATTTGCAAAATCCCATGAGTTAGAAGAAGATATAAGGAAGAATTTGAGGGGGATTGGGTATGAGTTGTAGTAAGTGGGAGAAAGTTAAATTAGGTGATATACTTAATTTCAGAAGAGGTCATGATTTGCCTAAAACAGAAATGGAGTATGGACAGTATCCAGTTGTGGGGTCTAACGGTATAATTGGTTATCATAAAAAATACACTACTGAATCACCTTGTATAACTGTTGGAAGAAGTGGAAATATTGGAAATTCATATATATGTTTTGAAAATTGTTGGGCACATAATACAACTTTATATATAGATGATTTTAAAGGTAATTATCCAAAATTTATTTATTATTTGCTTAAAACGTTGAATTTAGCTAATTATGGTGGTGGGAGTGCGGTGCCTACACTAAATAGAAATCATATTCATCCAATAGAATTATATTACCCAAGAGATTTTAAAGAACAAACGGCTATTGCAAACATCCTTTCCTCTTTAGACGAAAAAATTGAAGTCAACAATCAAATCAATAAAACACTAGAAGCTATGGCACAAGAATTGTTTAAACATTGGTTTGTAGATTTTGAATTCCCAAATGAAAATGGAAAACCATACAAATCAAGTGGTGGTGAAATGGTAGAAAGTGAACTTGGCATGATACCTAATGGGTGGGGAGTATTTGAATTAAGTGAATTGATTAAAGTAATAGACAATAGAGGAAAAACACCACCTCAGGAATATTGTAAAACATCATATCCTATTATTGATGTTAAGGCATTATCAGGCGATAGTAGGATTATTGATTATGATAATTGTATGAAATATGTAAGTGAAGAAACATATATGTTGTGGTTTCGAAGTGGTCATCCAATTGAAGGAGATATTTTACTTTCTACTGTAGGCAGTTTAGCTGAAATGAAAATATTCTATGGTAATATTGGTTGTATTGCTCAAAATGTTGTTGCATTGAGATGTTTGGATATCTCTAATCTATATCTTTATCAATACTTAAAACATATAAAGAATGATATAGTTTCATATAATATTGGGTCGGTACAACCAAGTATAAAAATTACCCATATAATAAAGCATAAAATATTAAAACCTAAAAGAGAAGTTGCAGAAAAATTTATAACATTAGCAGAGGATATAACAAATCTTATATATAATAATAATTTACAAATAAAAAATATTAAAAATACGCTCGACACCCTTCTCCCAAAACTAATGTCAGGAGAAATTAGAGTACCTATAGACGAAGAAAATTAAATATCACAAGTTTATTAAACACTAGATATACAAGCTATAAAACAACGCAGAATGATAGGAGGAACAAC